CTACTGAACGGCTTTCAGGCTGGCCTTTGGCTTCTGGAAGTCTTCCCTGATGAACTTGCCATAGGTGCGGAAAACCATTTCCACATCCTCATGCCCCAGTTGCTGGGCGACGTACCAAGGGTTGCCTCCAGCGGTCAGCAGGGTCGAGGCGTAGGTGTGGCGGATTTGATACGGGTTGCGGTAGGGAATGCCAGACCGCTTCATGATCGGCAGCCAGGCATTCTTTCTCACCTGAGCATCGGTGGCCCATGGGTCCAGGGTCGCAGGGTTTAGCCAGACCCGAGATCCGCGCAGCTGGCTTATTGAGCGCTGAACACGCAGCGCCTCCATGGCCTCAGCATTCAAATCGACATCCCGAATACCTGCGGCGGTTTTCGGCGCTTTAATCACGCCGGCCACCTGGTTCTGAATAATCCGAGCTGTGGCTTTATCCCAATCTATATGCTCCCATTGCAGGGCTTGGAGTTCTCCAGGCCGCAGGCCGGTGTTAAACCAAAACTGGAATGTCGGTCTTTCATCCAGCCGGCAGGCGGCCAGGATGGCTACCCGCTCAGCATGAGTGAACGGGTTGATCACATAGTCACTTGCCCTGCTGGTCTGGCGAATGAGCTTCACCAGCGCGATGCGATCAAATGGGTTGGCATCTATCAACCCATCATTCAGTGCATCCTCCATGACTGACCGTAGGGGGATCAACATATTGCGGATCGCCTTGCTGGTGCAGTCCATTCCGCTGATCCAGTCGCGGAGTGCAGAGGGCGTGACCTCGGCCAGCTTGTGGCCGTGCCACTCTCTCATCCTCTCGCCGGTGATGCTCTTGGCGTAGCCCCGGAAGGTCGCCGGGGACATTTTCCCGTTGGCCACTTGCTTCTCGTAGAGTTCCAGCTGCTTTTGCAGCATTTCCTCCATTAGCGAGGATTCTCGGGTTGGCTTCTTGGCTTTGGGGCTTTCAGGGAAGTAGTCAGCATAAACGAAAGTCCCGTCTGCTACCTTGCGCTTAATCTCTGCCCGGAGGTTGCTGGCATATTGAATGCTGGCTTTATTTACCGGGCAGGCTGGAAGTAGCTCCCGGCACTGTTGAGCGTTCCAGATGAATGAGACTTGAATGCGTGGGCCGGAAACCAAATCCCGAATCAGCACGCCCGGCGGGGTAGCTGGTTTTTTATCCATTGATCAGCCTCTTTTATGTTCACGTAAAGACGGCGGGCGATAACTGCGCAGTGCGTTCCATCCAGCCACACACCATTGCGACGGCGGCAGTGCACAGCCATTGGCGTGACACCTGTGAGTTCTTCAAACTTCTCTGCCAGCACCCACTCAGGCGTCACTGTCGGCTCAGCTGGATTGGATGGTGTATCTTTATGTTTCACGATTCCTCCAGTAATTGGGCAAAAAAGAACCCCGCTCATTGGCGGGGCTCGGGTTCGTCTTGTTCGCGGAATCTGTCGCGCCTCTCTCGTAGGGCGCGGGCTCGTTTTGACAGGTTCATGTGCTTCCTTCAATCTTCCGGCGTCCTGGCTTGAACGCGCGGACGTGTGGCATGCCGACAAAGATGCTGCGGCCTACAGGTTTCCATGTGGTTGTGTCGTCGCTCAGATACTCGTCGTCCGGCCTGATGATGTCCACATCGGGGATAAGCATCCGATATGCTTGGTTGGGCAGCACCGCAGATCCAGCATCCATGCGGGTTTGCTCAGATTCAGGTCTGTTTTGAGCAGCGCCCTTGTGGGCCATGGCTGCTTGCCAGCCCGCCAGTGCGCTGGGGTCATCAAGTGCGCCCACCTCGTCCTCGTGGGTTCTCAGCCATGCGTAAAAAGCCTCACGGCTTGGGTCAGGGGTTGTCATTGGTGGCTCCTAAATCAGGAAATGCTTCGTTCAGGTGCGCGTTGATGTTGGCTAGCTCGTAGAGCGCCTCATCCAGCAGGGCGTTGATGTCTGCGCGATTCTTTGGCGCGACCATGGCGAACGGGTCGAACTTGGTCAGCACTTCGATGGTCATCCCTCACCTCCAGTGCCGCGAGCGCGGATGGCTTCTGCAATCTTGAACATGCCACTGGCCGGGGCTCCGCTCCAGTGATGACCTTCGCTTTCTGCAATGCGGGCACATTCTTCCCGCTCATACTCAGCTGCCATCTGCGAGATCTCGCTCACAAAGGAGATCAGCTCATCGTGCAAGAACTCTTTGTGTTGCGAACTGGTGCAGGTGGCATGCTTCCCGGCCAGGTAGATCACAGTGTCTCGGTCAATCATTGGTGGCTCCTTGTACGCGACTCATGATCCATTCCTGGATCACAGCATCTTTCTGTTCCTGGGTCAGCGGCTCCCGCTCAGGTGGGGGAGGGGCGGCTGAGAGCATGGCGGCCTTGGCAAGCTTCAGGCTGATAGCTATCTGCTCATGCTGTCCGGTCATTGGCACAAACGCTAGGCACATGAAGTCGTAAAGGTTCACAACTTCCACCGGCACCAGGCGCCACCCATCCGGCGCAGCCTGCCGCGCTGATAGCTGGGCCTCCGCCTTGAACTGTTTTGTCAACTCGAAGCCTGTAGCTGTTTTAAGCAACTCCAAACCACTTCGCTTGATTGTCAGAACGATTGCGGCATTCTCGGCCTCAAGCTCCGCGATGCGCAGCTCCATACCTCCTGCATTTGCACGAGCCAAGTCACCCTTAGCAGCGGCATCGTTTGCAAGCGCCAACTCGTTGCGCGCATCGGTGTTCAGCCGATTGGCCATGTCCAGGCGCTGGGTGAGGGCGGTGACTTGCTGCTCGGCTGCTGAGGCGCGGTTGGCCTGGGCGACTAGCTGGGCTTCTAGGCTGGCCAGCCGGTCATCGGCAGTGTTTTCCATCTTGCGGCCTGAGTAGTCGCCTTCCGCCAAGTCGCCGCGTTGCAGAGCCAGCTCAAGCAAGCGCTCAGTCTCCTGATAGCCCAGTCCTGTCTTTCGGGCGACGTAGGCGAGGCTTGCCTTTACGTTGGCATGGTGCACAACTTCAGAGTAGCGCTTTGCTTCGGCCAACCGCAGCGCTTCGGGCTGTGCTTCTGTCTTGTCGGTCATGGTGCTTCCTTGGGGGCTGGCTTGATAAGTTCGGCATAGATCTCGGGATGCACATACAGCGTATGGTCCAGGCGGATAATTCCAGGGGCCATATACGTTTCCCGTCTGACCGTCCATCGCCGCCTTCGCTTCGGAGTTGGGTGCATCCGAACTGCCCACTCTTCTTTCATCACAATGGCCATGGCGCTTTTCACAACGCGCAGGCCTGCAAAAGAGGAGTTCATCTCAATCCTCCTTCTTGGCCTGGGCTGCGTGATACATCCTCAGAGCTTTGCCGATGGTTGGCCAGCCGACCACATCGCGGTAAAGGCGCCAGGCCAGAAATTGCACTGCGTGTCCCAGCAGAACAACCAGAAGTAAAGCGCCAAGCAGCCAAATCAGCGCATTCGTGTAGAACATTGCGAGTTCGATCATTTGCTGTCCTTCTGTGGTTGGGCCTGGGCTGATGCATCACGCTTGGCTGCACGCTGCATGCGACGGCGCATTTCCCGATTCGGCTTCTCTGGAGCCCAAAATCCTCCAGCGGCCTCTATTTCACGGCTCTGCTTATGGGCGGCCATGCCTGCCACTAGGCCGGCAGTGTTGGAAATTGCTCTGCGCATCACTGTCCCTCCCTCTGTTGGGCCTGGGCCGATCTTTGCCCCGCGCGATGCGCAGATTGAAGGCCGTCCATCAGTTCCTTGTGTGTGAGCACATAGCAGCCGCCAGCCTGTTCGCACCTCGCAGCGACTGCGCCAGGTACGACGCGGCCAGTGAAGTGGTAAAACTGCTGCATGGTGATCGGCTGGCTGTATGCCGCGCCTGCGATAGCGATAAGGGCTAGAGTTCGCATCACTGGCCCGCCCTCTGGTGGGCGCGCTGGGCGGCCCGGTACGCCTTTAGCGCTTGCTTGTAACTGGCCTTCGCTTCCTTTTTGGTGCTGGCCCACTGACCTTCTACGTCACGCCAAGCGTTGTAGCCGTACCCAGACATACGGTACATGCGGTATTCCAGCGTGTTGCGTGGCCCATAGTCGCGATAGCCGCGAGTCTCGAACCTTGGCAGACGGCCTCCGCAAAGCCACTCTCCGAACGAAAAGCCTGAATCGGCATCGAGCCATTGGTGGTGCTGGCTTTGGATCTTGGGCGGCACTGGAGCTGGCAGCTGCTCAATCGCAAGTGCGCGACCCGCCTCAGAAGCCCGAAAAACGATGTCTTCGGGGTCGCAGAAAGCTGGCGTGCGTGTGCGGATCATCAGTCCCATGCTTTCAAGCGCCTCCAAATCCGGCATGTCAAAATGCCCGGGGCCAGCCACGAAGTGGTTGCGGTGTCCCTCGCGCTGCTCTGGTCTCATGCCGAGGGTGTGATGCAGCAATGCCACTTGCTGTGCAGTTGCTTGCGCCATCACGCCTCCTTTGCGGCATGGCCGCCTTCCTGGGCTGCAGCCAGCAAATCATCGTGCGATGGCCCGATCAGTTTTTCAGCGTCTCCGCCAAGGTAGGTGATGACTTGCCGCCAGGTGTTATCCAGGCTGCGGCGGTGAATGTTCACCAATGGGCGATTGCGCACCTCGTCATTCCAGCGCTGCACAGCCCAATCCAGCGCACCAGCGGGCTGGGCCTGGGGTGCTGTGCGGATCGAAACTGGCTCGACTTCATAGTCGTCGTCGTTTTCGTCTGGCACCTTGGTAACCCGGAACACTTCAGGCCATGAACGGATTGACGCCTGCAATTCAAATTCTTCGCCCAGCTTGCGGCCCTGTACAAAGTCGATATCGCTTGGCAAATCGCGCCAAGTATCGCCGTCATCGTCTGAGTAGCAATCTGCCACCGGCTCGGCCTGCACCTCTGCCTGGGCAATTGGCAAGTGAATGTACTGTCCGCGCCACACAATGCGGTCGCAGTGGTCTGGAACAGGTTGCACATAGGTGGATGCATGCACCACCGCTGCCTGGTCACCTGCCGAGGAATCCTCGGTTGCTGGAAGGGCTGGGGTGGCGGCGAGTGCGGCGCGCAATCCGTTACGGCACGCGTCACGCACGGTGTTGGTGTGCAGTCCTCCGATGTTCGAGCGGCCAAAGCGATCAGCCTCCTCGACAGAGCGGCGCTGCTCAGCAAGGTACGCATCTACCATCGCATCAGTGATTTCAGGCACAGCCACTGCTGCGGGCGCTGCCTGTGCTGCCACTGCCTGGGCCGCGTCGTTGATGGCATCGAGGATGATGTTACGCAGCTCATCAGGTGTGACCAGCATGGCCTCAGGCCAATCTGCTGGGCTGTCTCGGTCTGGGAGTTCTGCCACACGCTGACAGATTTGATCCGCCATGCATTCACCAAGGGCGACAAACGGTTCGCCGGCAGTCTTGAGGGGAGCGGAAGAGTTGTTTTCAGCCACGGGTGGCCTCCAATGTCAAAAGTTGGGTATGGATCCGGCGGCCTATCCAGCGCGCCACGGGAACGGCCCAGCTATTGCCCAGCGCTTTGTAGCGGGGGCCATCTGGGCATTGGTCGGCGGGTTTGCCGCGCCAGGGGATAGCGGTGTAGCCATCGGGAAAGCCTTGGAGGCGTTCGCACTCGACGGGGGTGAGGCGACGGACTTGGCTTGCGGTGCAGGCAATGAGTTGCTGATCGGCTTGATGCCCGGGGCTGTTTGTCTGGCCTGCTCCCCGGCTTGATCGGGCAACAAGAGTTCCAGCAATTCCCGGTGTGTAGACGGGGATCACATACTCATCTTTGGTGTCTCCTGACACCGCGCCATGGCTTGCCTTGCTGCCACCTCCGCTTCGGAGGGTGGGCATGATGTCCACATGGGGCACGCACACTGCTTGGCCCTGGGCCTGGTCGAGGGTGTGTGTTACCTCGACGGCAATGCCATGGCCGTTAGCGCTGGTCTGCGCGGTGCGGACTGCGTAAACCGCGTTCTCCTGTCCCTGGTTTCTGCCAAGGGTGTGCGCCATGTCGCGCAGCGTGTCCGGGTCTTGCGATCCGTGCACCACGAATGTTTCGGATTCAAAATCTTGTCTGCCAGAGGCGGTGCCAGAGGCGTTGAGCGCTGTGCTCACATCAAGCGGGCCAGAGGTGCGGTTTCCTCCGAAGCAAGCTACTACTGGGTCTTGGCCCCTGGTGTCGCCTATTCTTCCGACGCCTCGACCGCTGCCAGTAAGGCATGGTGCAACCGAGTGGGCAGTTTCTTCCCCCGCTTCTCTGCTCGGCGCAGAATCCCGGCGCATGCCGTCCCACTCAAAAAGAACCTGGGCGGGATCAAACCCTGGTCGAGCACTTGAGACAACAAACACACGGCGGCGTCGTTGGGCCACTCCGAAGTATTGGGCGTCCAGGGTCCGCCATGCGACTGCGCGCGTGGGTCCATAGACACAACCAGCGTTCGACCATTTGCCCCCTGGTGGCTGCAATGGGTCATCTTCTCCGGCAAGGCCAGCCAGAAAGCACCCGAATGCGTTGTCCTTGGTGTTGAGGACGCCGGGGACGTTTTCCCACTTGATGACACAGGCTGACTTTCCAGCACGGGATCGAGAAAGGTCAATTGCATTTGCGAGCTCCACAAATTTCAGCGTGAGATTGCCTCGGGCGTCGTCCAGCGAATTGCGCAAACCTGCCACGCTGAAAGCTTGGCAAGGTGTGCCGCCCGCCAGCACATCAGGCGCTGAGACTTCGCCGATAAGGACGCGGCGGGCAATGGTGGTCATGTCGCCCAGGTTGGGGACGGTGGGATAGTGGTGAGCCAGCGCGGCCGCAGGGAAAGGCTCAATCTCGGCCAGCCAGGCTGCGCGCCATCCCAACGGGTGCCACGCAACACTTGCCGCCTCGATGCCGCTGCAGACTGAGCCAAATTCGATGGTGTCCATGGCGTAGGAATAGAAGAGCCCGCCTCGATTGCTCAGGGCGGGCTGTGAATAGGGGACCACTGGGGGCAGTGGTTAGCCAGGAAGTTGGCCGGCGTCGAGCTTGTCCTTGATGGCGTCGGATTGCTTGTTGTACTCAAGCTGTCCCATCATGTCGGTCATTGCGTCGCGCAGCTCGCGGCGGGTGCACATCTTCTGCATCTGATTCGCCAAGGTCAGGGCGGTCATGACAACACCGTGCTGCTCATTTGTCATCGACCATGAGCCGGTGGCGTCTCCATGCGCTTTCACAGCCCTCATGACCAACCGAGCCGCCTGCAGAGAATTGGCCCCTTCGTTGCCTGGAGACCAAAAGTGGTTATCGCCGAGGATGATGGCGAAGTTGATGCGGCCCATGACTGAATGCCAGACATCGCGGTCAGCAGTCCCGTCCAGGAACTGGTTTGCTCCCTGGGTAGGGATCAGCATCATCCAGGTCTCTTCCTCTGCGCTGAAGCGCATGTTGACGGGCATCTGGATGTGCCCAGCACCACGGCGCGGAGGCTTGGCCCGCCTGGCAGCGCGGCGCTGCTCTCGGTTCATCATCACTTCCATGGCTATCTCCGGTATGCCAGCTCTTTGCCTTCGTAAGGCAGACCGCGCACTGTGGCATTGCAGATTGGCGCCTTTTCATGAGGAACACTGATGTGGCGCTGGATCTTGATTCCTGCCGGCATGACGATCTTGGCTTCGGCTGGCAGTGAGAACACCTCTCGTCGCAGCTTGACCTGCAACTGCTGATGGGCGCCTGGGGCACGCGGGAGGCGGGCCATGCGTTTGCTGGCCGTCTTGTCAGAGATACCCAGCTCCTTGGCTACCTGCTTTGCGGTGAAGCCCTTGGAGCGCATGGTGATAAGGCGCTGCTCCATCTCGGGAGTGAAGACTATTCGCTGTTTCTTCATAGAAAAACCGCCTCTTGGGCGGTCCTGGGTTAGATCACTGAATACAGACGGAGGCTGCGGCGCATAGGGTCGATGAATGGGATGCTGTCATCTTCCATGTCATCGAATCCACCGCCGCCCTGTCGTGGCGCTGGAGCTGGTCGCGGAGCCGGTGCAGCGCGCTGGCTGCCTTGGCTATCGCCGCCAGATTGCTTGCCGCCTTGCAGGGCAACGTCATTGACGCGAATGTCGTAGTACTTCTTTCCCTCGTACTCGCGCTCAGTCACATTCCCGGTCACTGTGACGCTATTGCCTTTGGTGAGGTACTGCGCGAGTTTCTCGCCGCGCTCACCCCACAGTTGGCAGTTCCACCAGATGGTGCCCTTGTCGCGTCCTTGGTCGTCTGCCACGCTGAACGATGCGACAGACTTGCCTCCGCTGGTGTGGCGGATTTCGGCATCTTTGCCGATTCGGCCTGCGATTGTGATTACGTTCATTTCGTCCTTTCGTCCCTCCGGCCTTCCCGGAGGGTGTTGGTTATGCCGCGTTCTTGTAGTTGCGGATCAGGTCGACTGTTCGATGCACCTCTTGGGAAAACTCCTCAATGGCGCGTTGAAGCTTCTCAATGAACGCTTCATCCCTTAGGATGCGTCGAACAATCAACCGTGCGTTCTCTGGGAAGTCGGGGTGGTAGCTGACAAAGTCCCACCATTGGCGACCCGTGACCCACATGCACCCCTGAATCTGGGCTGTGTAGGCTGAGGGCTCGCGGGTCAGCTCTAGGTACTCGGCGTGGGTCTTGGCCTTCGGACACTTGATTTCCACACCGCCGTCCTCGTCAATCAGGCCATCAGGCGAGACACCAGCGGGAAGGGTGTCGTGCAGGCAGAAGCCCACTTCCTCCACGAAGTTGCCTGTCAGGGCCTCGTACTCGGCGCGGGCGATGGGCTCGCGCTCAGTGCCGATCTCCATGTCCTGGCTGGTGTACGTCTCGGTCGCCTTCCCTGAGATGATTTCTAGTGCTAGCTGGGTGGCGTAGGCCTTTCTGGTCAGGCCCTTGCCCCCGGCCAGGACATCAGCAAATCGGCTGCCGGTGGCTTTGCCAAGCCGGGCCTCGTACCATTCAGGCGTTTTCTGTGCCGCTGTTATCGTCAGCATCGGTCACCTCCTTGGCTTGCACATCGGTCACCGTGCGCTCACGGTCCACTGACTCAGCAATCTTCTTGTACGCCGCGTGGTGCTTGGCTAAAAGCTTGCGCTCATCGGGCGTTGCTGTGGATTGCCAGTAGACCTTGTAGGCTTCAGTTCCAGCATTCGCCGCTTCTTCTGCCTGGTCCAGCAAATGCTGCGGGGCCTCCGGGGCCGGGGTAGTGGGCGCTGGCACTTCATTGATGCGCTCAGCCTCGTCCTGGTCATAGATGCCTGTGTAGCCAAAGGCCAGGCGGGCGCACTGGATCATCGCCTTGTGGCGCAGCATGCGCTTCGGATGTGATTGCCACGGGCCTTGGCCGGAACGCTTGCACTCGCTCAGCCACTCAGTGACCTTGATGGGGTGGGAGCGGTCCTTGCGGTAGATGATGCAAGTGCAGGATTCATCATCCTGCGCAAAGTCCATCCCATCAAACTGCGGGTTGCTATTGATGATCCGGCTCCAGCCGTCCACGCCGACCACTGGCACGATGCCGTTGTTTCGGTCCGGGAAGGCGTAGATTTCCTTGGTCCAGGGATTGAGGCCGTACTGGTTGGCTACCACCAAGAGGGCAGCCATCTGCGCGTCAGATACTTGGCCTTTAAAGGCTGTTGCCTTGAGGGTGGCTACCAGCTCTTGCGGGTCACCTTGAATGCTCAGCGCTTGCGCCAGGGTCTGGGCGTTGCTTACGACGATGTTGCTCATATGCCTCCTCAGCTAGCCACAGCGCCCAGGCAGAGCGCGAGCAAAAGAAAAGCCGCTACAAAGAGCGGCTTGGGGGCGTGGTGGATGTACTTGATGGGTGGCACTATTTCTTCTCCTGCAGCGCTTGTAGTCGCCGGTACTTAGTAAAGGTCTTGCGGATGTCGGTCTTTAGGGCCGGCACGTAGCGGATTTCCTTCTGGCCTCGCTCGGGGCACAGTGCTCGGGTTGGCATGGTCAGCATGGGGGTGATGGTCATAGCTGCAAAACCCTCACTTTCATTGGACTGCCGTCGTCTTGGGAGAGAACGAAGCTCCAGGCCTGCCAGTCGTCGGCGAACAGTCCTTCGTGCTTGGTGTCGTTGATGGAGATGGAGTAGCGCTTCATTTGGCCTCCCGGGCTTTGAGCATCTCATCTGCGGCTTGGTAAGCCTCACGAGCAATCACCTCGTATGGCGCCTCTGCGTAGGCCTTGCTTCCACAAAGGCCCTGCAGTGCTTTGCTGGCAAAGTAGTCACGCATGGTCATTCCGCCTTCTGCCAATGCTGGCTCGTATTCTTCGGCGCCGCATGGGTCAACTCGCACGCATCGCAATTCGACAACCTGGCCGAAAGCTGGGCCGCCTGTGTTGATTTCTTCCATCTCACACCTCCTTGTGTTTGGCGAGAGTGGAATCCAGGTCATCCCTGTAATAGTTGCGGCGCCTCATGAGCGTGTCGTGTGGCTCCGCATTGATGCCGTGATACTCGCGGTTGTCTAGGGCGTCTTGGGCTCTCAGGTAGACAGCGACCGCGGTTTGAAAATCGCGCACCGCCTCCAGAAGCTCCCGAGGGCTCAGGCCGCACTCAGCCATGACTGCTTGAGCTTCTTCATTCACGCGCAGGTATTCAGCGACGGCCTCATTTGCAAAGGCGGCGCTCACATTACCTTGTGCATCTCCGTATTGGAAGTACCCGTGCTTTTCGTTGAGTTGTTGCACCTGCGGTTTTCCCAGGTGTGGCGGCTTCTCACTCGTCATCTTCAATCCCCTCGATCTCGTTGCAAAGGCGCAGCAGGCGATCACCTGAGCAGCACCGGATGCGGTTTAGCGTTTCTCCGCCGTCGCGGGCTTCTTCAAGCAACTGGGCCAGTTGGTCGCGCACCTTGAAGAACTTGTCGACCAGCTCCATGTGCACTGCCATGGAAACGGGTGGATCGTCGTAGTCCGGCTCCATCGCATCCCAAGCGGCCTGCCCGCGAGCTAGGCGCCTCATGTTGGACAAGTCACTCATGGTTGCTCCAATAAAAAACCGCCCGAAGGCGGCAAATCCAGCGTGTTAGTGCTGGAGTGTGTTTGTGAATAGATTGGCCAGGGTTGGCTACATCTATGAATAGGGGATGGTGGTCGGGCTACTTTCGCTTCTCGTGATTGAGCGCAATCTCGATACCGGCTCGTCCGGGGTGTTGTCACTTCTTCCGGGCTGGGTTCTAGCCAGCCAGCTACGGTCATGCGGCCACCATCAAGAAAAAGAGCGGATCACGCAACTCGCGTACCGCCTGCAAGCAGGTCGTGTCGGGGGTCTGTCGGATGACCCTGGTCCGCGTTCCGTTACAGTTTTTCTCTACCGCGCTCTTTCTTGATGGCCCTCTTTCGAGGAGCACCCAAAGCATCAAATCATCTGAAATGATGCTCTTGGGGTGCTTATGTGGTTGCCTTGGCGGGGTCTGGATACTGGGCAAGTAGATCGTCCAGGGTTGGAGGCTCTTCGCCCCCATAGCAGCCTTGAAGCCCCCGCCACAACCTGGCGATTAGTTCTTCGTCCACCTCGGCGCAGGCAACGCAATCGAGTATTTCAACGAAAAGGTTGATGATTTGTTCATGACTAAGCTGTGCAGCGATGTCGTCTGCGGCCACTTTTGCATGGACTCTGACGTTAAGTATGGTTGGCTGATCCATCTTCATCCTTCCGCGCCTGTGCGCATATATTGAAAACGCCCTGAGTAGGGCGCTTGGGGGTTAGGACAAAATCTATGCCCCGTCCAGAAGGGCCTTCACGCGCGCCAACTCGTTTTTGCTGTGAACTGTTCCGCCGCTGTTGAGGTCCAGATAAAACTGCAGGAGATCGCGGCGGGTGTTGAATTCGTAAATGGCGATGTTGAACATGTTGCCCGTGCGCCGGGGATCGAATGACGTGCCATTCAGTAACGAGGCGGTGATTCCGCCGAAGACCTGCACCTCGTCACGCATGAACAATCGCATGGTGGTCAGGCGCTGCAGCCCGTCGATGCACTGCATGTGGCTCTGCTTGATATCGCCGCCTTTGGTGTGGTTGCTGATCCAGCCTGGGCAGTTGAACAAGATGCGTTTGGGGGCGCGGCCACGCAGAAACGATTCCATGTAGGCGGTGCGCTGCTCAGGTGTCCAGACGTGGCCGCGTTGAAAGTCGGGCTCCAACTCCAACTGACCGCCAGCAGATTCCAAGTCGTCGCTCCAGCACTTCAACATGGGGTCAACGCGTGACAACTCTTGGTCAACGGTGTAGGCGGCAGAGGGGATGGGGCGGATGATGTGGTACAGCTCGCGGTCCTTGTCGGAAAGGCTATTCCAGTATTCGTCCCTGAGATTGAACTTGTTCATAGTGGCATGTCCTGCACCTTTTAAAAAGCAAAAGGCGACTCGGTTGAAGCGCCTTGTGATTTCCCTCTGATGTCGCCCAGAGGGGAGCGCCGGCGGTTAGATACCGCGCCGCAGAAATGCATCGGGCTTCGTTCTTGCGATGGACTTGAGCACCTCATCAAGCTCCTTGCAGGTCAGCTTGTGCTTCGTCATTAACTCCTTGGCGCGCTCGTCAGATAGCTCGGCAATCAGGGCCAAAGCCTTGGTCTTTTTGGCGTCGAATTCAGCCTTCCGAGCGTCGAGTTCGTTGCGCTTCGCGATTGCTTGCTCACGCTTGTAGCGGTCAATCTGGTTGTCGATGTTCCCGCGCTTGGAGAGAGGAACATTCAGTACTCCGTGATCTAGCATTGCTACTCCTTAGAAAAACGAAACGCTCCCTATGGAGCGCTTTGGTTTTCTCCCCCGGCCTAACCGGGGTTGGCTGATCTATACCCGCCGAAGCGGTCCCAGCACTTGGCCTATTGCGGTAGCCAATCCTCCACCCTTCGCACTCGCCGGAACGTGGGCCGTCCTCGGGTCATAGCGGTTAGCTCCGCGCTGTCTAACACTGCACTTCACTATCGCTGCACGCTGCGCTCCACTGGAGCTAGACCTTCCTCTTGCATCGAGTCGGTTCAGGGGCCGGATCGCTACCCCTTCGGTCGTTTCGCGTTCGTTGCTGCGATGGGTGAATATTAGCGTTACGCAAAATGTCTGTCAATAGCGTAACGCGAAATTCCCGCAAAAGTGCAGCTTGTTTTGTTGATCGTGACTAGGATCTGCGTGCAGGCTGGTGTTACATAACACCTGAGGAGGAACGCTTCAGGGGCGCAAGATGTAACGAGTTATGATTGGCCGATCTATCCCAAGGAGGTCCCGTGTCAACTCGTTTCATCTCTATGCTCGCCGCAGTTGTTTTGGTTGTGGGTTGCAGCAAGCCCACAGACACAGTGATCCCAAGCGACATGAGCAAATGGGACGCGGAACTTGCCCCTGCTGCTAAAAAGCTACCGGAGGAAGATCGCAAACTTCTGACTGCCTTTGTGATGAGGGCCAAAGTAGGGCAGGCCTTCGGCAAAGGGGAGGGCATCCCGTTTGGAATGACGGTTGGCGAAGCAATTGCAGAACAGAAGAAGTGGGCTGAAGAACAGCGCCAGAAAGCGGCAGAGGAGCAGGCCCTTAAGGAGAGGCTTGCCAAGGAAGCGCTGGATGCGCAGAAGCGCATAAATGAGGCTGTGACGGTAGCTCTGCTGTCCAAAAAGCAATTGCTAAGTGACTACAGAGTTGGACGCTACCAAGAAGAGCAAGTCTTTGTGGTCGGAATAGAAAACAAGTCCGCCAAGAAAATCATTGGTGTTTCCGGCGAAATCGACTTCATTGATGTGTTCGATAAGACAGTTGCCTCCACTAACTTCGCAGCCAGCGAGTCGATAGCTCCAGGAGCTTCCATCAAGTGGACGGGTAGTCGGAAATACAACGAGTTCATCAGCGAACAACGCGCTATGTGGAACCTCGAAGAAGGAAAGTACACAACCAAATTCACACCTTGGGAAGTAATCTTCGAGGGGGGTGAAAAGCTGTCTGCACCTCGTTAAGAGCGTCAAGCTCACGCAACAAAAAACCGCCCTGAGGCGGTTGGTTGTCACCCTGTCACTAGTCACTGCTTGCGGCGTCTAGAGAAGCCTGCAATGCCAGCCAAGCCAATAATCGGCGTCAGAGCTAGCAGCCCGATGGCGCCTAAGCCTGGAACTGGGGTAGGTGCAGACGGCGCAATCGCTTGCGGAGTCAGCGTCACAGTGGCAATGGCGCAGACGGAAGCTGCGTTGCATGCTTGATACTGGAAGGTCGCAGGTGCTGTGAAGGCGCTTGTCGGAGTGAACTGAATCTGACCACCCGAGTAGGCGAGGGCGCCTGCCGCAGCATTTGAGAGCGTCAGCGCATATGAAGTGTCAAGCGTCACACCTGCTTCGTCATTTGGCAGAACGTCCAAAGAAGTAGGAGTACTGCGGGAGACGGTGAAGCTGTCGTCCGCGAGCACAGGAGGGCTCACATCTGCATCGTCGAAGCAAACTCGGATGAAAGTTCCGGCTCCTTGACTTGCGTGGTTTATGGTGAGAGACGTTGTGGTTTCCGGAGGCGAGTTCGTGAATCGGAAAGTACCTGATCCAAACCCTCTTGTGACAATCAAGTTGCCAGATACTTCCAGCGGATCCGGGGCGGTGGTACTGGTTGGCAACGGAGTCGGATTGAGGTCAGCAGCAACAGGTGTGTAAAGGCCCGAGCTAGTTGAAAACGATGTGTCATCACCAGGGTTATGTCCATTCATATCAATAGAAATGGACGAGGTACGAATTGGATGATCGAAACCGATGGTACATACAACACCTGAGGTGTTAGCCGTATTTGTTCCCAGACCAAACCCGTCCATTCCTTCGTAGGTAAACGGGTTAAAACCGGGTTCAGAACAACCCGCCGACTCAGTAACGGTGACGGCTCCGTACGTTCCTGCAGTCGTTATGCATTGGTTTGCAGCAATGGCGTGTGCAGCAGTAAGTGCTGCGGATAGGCCCACTAAGAAGCGCAAGCATTTCACTTTCATCATTGACTCCTTTTGGTTTCTTTGGATATCTTTGTTATTTTGCTCTATAGATACAACAATTAACAATATCTACCCGAAAGATTTGGCCAAGGTTAACCCTTAGAACATCTAGCAATGCCTTGCTCTACAAGCCCGCTTTTCGTCGCAGACCCTCTCGGTACAGTTGGCCACCGATCTCAGCCAGAGAGAACATCTCTTCTTCTGAGATGCTTCCCTCAATCTCGCCCATGAACTGAGCGAGGAGCATCATTGCTGTATCTGGGTCGCAAGGGATGCCCAGCTCGTCCATGCGCTCGGCCTGCTGGCGGAAGGTCTCGATGTAGGGGTCTACTGGTTTGGTCATGGCTGCCTCCTGTGCGGATGCTAACGCGCAGGCAAAAGAAAAGCCACCCGGAGGTGGCTTGGCGTCATTGCTACTCGGCAAACAAGTTGGCAATGATTAAAGGATAAGTTGGTCGAAACAGTAGTTGCACATACAATTTTGGAATAGATAGCGCGAGGGCTACTCCAAAGTCGTCAATTTGCCCCTTGTGCCATTTAGCTTCAAATTCAAGACGGCTGTGCTCAGGACACAGGCAAGCAAGTGTCATCCAAATAGCGCGAATGTCAGATACCTGTTGCTCTTCTCGACTCCCAACAGACTGTACCCAATCGATTAGTAGTTGCTCGAACTTGTCTTTAGTATCCGTCAGCTCTTCAGCTGAATCCAATAGATGCATCGCCTCTTTGACATTGACAAATCTTTCCCAGCAATCATTTAAACCCCTAGCTAGGACGATTACATTAAATCCGTGCTCCCTCACCAAACTATGTTCCGTATTGGCAGCACTTAAAAAATACCCTCGTACTATTTCAGTATCGAGGGTGGTTTTTACACAGCGCACCTTTTGATTGGTCAGCTCTTTAATCTTGTCGATTACAGAATTTCGCTTTACCTTAGGTGACAGCGTTTGACAATAATCATAAAGCTCTTTGAATTTCTCTTTTTGCATCGGAAACTGTTTGAGCTGTATTAGTATTCTGAATCTACCAGATCGAAGTCACCATTTTCGATTTGCGAGAGAGATTTATTAATCTGCTCTGCAAATAGCTCAGGGGAAGCATCCCTGTTAGTCCCAGGAAACAGCTTTAGATTAGTGACTCCAAGAGAGTCAATGTCAAAAAGACGGCCTTTCGCAATTTCAAGTTGTTGCATATCACACTCCAGCGGTTATTTTCTACTACCAAAAAAGACTAAAAGCGCAAAATGAATAGACTGCAATTTTTCATAGCTACCTCCAAAAGCAAAAAATGCACCTCTAAGGCGCAAAGAACGGGAGACAACAATGTCAAGATTGACACTATTTTTTTGGCAAACCTGCAATCATAGCAGATATTTTTAGCAAGTGGGCTCTTGCATCAACCACTTGTTTACTCTAGGGTAAACGCTTTTGCTACTAGTGTCAATAGCGTTTGGTGAATTTCATTTTATGTGATATGCACATGGGTGAAATTCTTAAAAATCTTTGTTTATCAATGGCTTGCGATGTTGTGTGTTGTCCTGCGATCACTGGATTGTTGTTCAGTTGAGACTCTGTAAACCATGCGGCTCGATGACCTCTACTCTCTTTGCTGACGGAGAGTGAATTAGATTGAGGGCGAGTTGTTCAATTCCCTGACTCCGCAGCTTGAGCCGTCCCGCGCCTAGATGACATTGTGAAAAAAACTCTTCCACTTAGAAGCTTACCTGATACGCTCTTATGAGCACGACCCAGTCAAGGTTCAGGCAGCGTCGTCCACTGCCGCCTGCTTCCTGACGCGCGGCAACTCATAGTGTTGGCCTGGAAAGAAAGCTCTCTCGATCTCCCTCAGCCTGTTCACACCGATGCCTGTGATCTTGAGTAGCTCTGCCGGCTCCACCGCCTTCAGCTGCTCAGGAGTGGTGATTCCAGCCCTCAGCAAGGCCATGACTGTGGAAGGGTCGAGGGCGCCATTAAGAGATGAGCCGCGGATGTGCCGCACTGGTGAATAGATCCGTGCCGGTGTGAACGACTTATCTGGGAAGAACGCTCTCTCAATCTGACGGAAGCGGTACATGCCCAGGCCCCACATCTTTACGAGTTGATGCGGATAGGCCATGCGCAGCGCTTCCACCGTATGAATCCCATTCCTTTCTAGAATACGCTTCACTCGGGGCTGAAGTACGTCGCCCAGGGGTGTTTCGGGTTGCGGCGTGTTTGTGTCTTCTTGCATATTGCACGCATCATAAATTTGAACGAGGCGTTATCCTAGCTCCTGGACCCAGCTTGTGCCGACTCCCTATCTTCCCTCTGCAGTTCCATGAGCGCGCGCCATAGAGCAGGGCGATACTTTGATTTCCCATCGATGGCATCGTTCTTCAGATCGTCGCGGAAGTGAGGCACGTAGTACTGACCAGGGAAAAGAAGGGCTTCGATCTTTCTGAATGTTCGGGGGCCTATATCGGGCATTTGCAGCAGTTCTTCCGGGTAGAGCCGTCGTACCTCTTTCATGGTCGTAATGCCGTTTCTTGCCAGGGCCCTCCAAAGTCTTGGGGGCAAAATTTCCTTCAGCAATGCGCTTTCTTGATCGTGTGTTTCGTCGGTCATCCAATTCATGAATAAGATCATACAAATCAGAACTGACGAACACTTACAAGCCCATGTTTTTAGTTGTTTGCGCGACAGAATTGGAAAGAAGATGTAACGGATGCCCATGAAAAAGCCCTCCGAAGAGGGCTCTTGATCAGTTCGACTTGCGTCGGCGCATGAGGCCCATGGATCCGGCTACAGCCCCAGAGAGCAGCAGCAGGCCGACACCACCTATAGTAGGGACTGTCTGAGGGGCAGTCGGTGGAGGAGGCGCTGTCACCGTAAAGTCTTGTGTTTGAGTGCTACTTGTACCGGTGAGTGTTGCGGTCACAGAGTACTGACCAGCAGGCAAACCTGCACCTTGAATACTGTAGGTATTGTCGGGATTCAGAGTAGCCTGAATGTTTTCGACGTACCCATTAGGACCAGTAACAACTAGGTCGACAGTGGTTGATGTGCCGGGGTTTGCAACTGATCCAGCGTACACAGGCTTGGTAAAGGCTGGCAATGTTCCGGGATTCGTCAAAGCCAAGCTTGAGGGTAGCTGGCCAGCAACCAGAAGTCCGTCAACCGCCAAACCGGATTGCTGACCATTATCAGACCAATTGACCACTCCGATTTCAAGTCGGTAGGATCCTGCCGCAGGAACATTGTATGTAGCTTCAACCCAGCCCGAGTAGCCACATCCTGCGTCGTAGCATGAACCCGTGCCGCCTCCAGCAGTCCCCAATGGAGACCAAGTCGGAGCGCCCGCAATGATCGGCACACTTGGCGGAGTGAGTGTTGCTTGGGGCGGAGGCATTCCGTTACCTGGCACTACCGATTCCACTGGATCTGTACGCGCTGTGAAAAGTAGCGCAACTTCATTACCAGATCCGTCTAGGAGCCTTGCCCAAGCGAAATCAGAAAAACCTGCCCCATCACTAGTGACATAGTTGAATTGAAAGCTAATGGGTGCACCGGCTGCAGGAACTGCAAAGAGTGGCGAAGTATATGTAGATCCGTTCTTGACTTCTGTGTTCGGTACGCCGGTGGGCAACTTGGTCAAGTCAAAATCATCAGGGCTAGAGCCATCGGCATTTATTTGAGTACTCACCCATGCGTAGCCAGTAGTACCTGCTACAGGAGCATCAGTGACTACACCGTCTGCCGTTGAAGTCCCACATCCAATCAGATTGCTGCATGTCCAGCCGGTGGTGTCGATTGCCCAAGATTGGACTGAGAAAACCAATCCGGCTGTAGCCAAAAGAGTCTTAACTTTCATTTTTTCTCCTGAGAGTTGAGCTCCAAATTGAAGCGAATGAACACACCCTTCAAAGTGGTGATTCAAGGCTTTGAACTGTTTGAAGGCAAGGCCCCTTGGACAGACCAGGCGACGAGGTTCACAATTTTCTATAAAGCAATAAATGTAAACGGATTGTTGCGAATTGTCTATCACTGAAACTAGTGACAGGGATATCCCGGAATCACAAACACAAAGCGGAAAAAAGCCCGCGTCTGCGGGCTACTGGGTGGACGGTGCCCTCGCTGGCATCACAGCGGGGGGCTAGCACTAGGCGTTAAGTTTTCTTGGCCTGGCCTTGAGCCGTTTGATGATTCTGTCAGTGCCGCCAAGCTTCAACACAAACACGCTCCAGTCTGGCTTGCCCAACTCCGCACGGAGAATCGACTCCTGGACCGGCGCTGGCTCCGCAGTTTCTTTGATGTTTCGGATAGCAATCAAAAACTTTAAAAAATCACCCCCATCGCTTGGCACCTGGCCGATTTCTGAGGCGCATGTTTGATTGGTCAAGACCAAATCCGGCAGTCCGATCCCAAGCTCCGCATTGGTTTTGGTCTCAGTGACCCATATGCCATGCATGATCGGATGCTCTGGAGGCTCCCCCTTTGCAAGGGGATGGAATACTCCATGGAGTAGCAGAAATTGAAGCGGCGTGCGCAGCTGCAGCGTAGCCGAGAACCGCCATCCTGCGACGATGTCTTGATTCGCGAGTCCTTGAGCAACGTAAGGGCGCATAGCCTGTGTTTCCAAATTTCAGCCTGGTGATGCAGAGGATCTTGTCAACCATCACTCCATGGCGATTTCTAGCTTGGTGGTGGCGCGCTCAGCTTTCTGCTTGGCTTCTGCGACACGCTGCAGGTAGACACGCTCAATGTCGCTATCCAAGGGCACAGAGGCATCAAAGGCAGAGGACCACTCCAGCCGCCACTCCACCAGTTCAGGCGGTGGTGTTTGCTTGCCATATGCGGCCTTTGCTTCGTCGTACGCCGCTTTTAGTTGAGCCTTGCCATCTTCCGCGCATTCCTGGGGCATCGGGCCTTCAAGCGGCAGCTTCGCGCGAATTCGCACGAAGATCGTCCGCACACGAATGGTGCAGGTCTCCAGCTGAATGGAGAGCATTTTGGACTTTTGCTGAATGGGCGCAAATTCGGGCTTAATTTCCGGTTCCGATTTCACCGCTTGAGCCTTTGCGGGCTTTTTGGTTTCAGCGTGGGCAACAGAACCCAGCATAGACAAAGCGACCATAGTGGCCAGTGCAATTTTCTTCATAACCCCTCGCGTTTAAATCTTAGAACTGTTCACTTCGCCAGACTGTCAGCACCTTCCCAATCACCTGGAAGTGCTGATTTTTGGCGGAGATGTCATAAGGTGGATAGTCTGGATTCTTGGAAATGATTCGATAGACGAATCCAGGGCCCTCGAATTCCGGAACCCGCTGAACAATTTTGATAAAGCCTTCGTCACCCACTCGGAAGAAGTAGATGCCTTCATGGTTGACCGTGCGCACACCGCGATCCACGAGAAGCGGATCCCCAGGATTGAACATCGGCCTCATGCTTGGGCCGAAGCCCGTGACGATGCAAAGATTCTTTAGAGAACTGTACGAAGGCACGTTCAAATGGAGCCAATCAGCGCTGACGTTCCAGCTGCGAATCACGCCAGGCTGATCCTCCAGAAGGAGGCGCCCATTGGTCCCCATCCCACCACCGGCATCAAACTCGGTGATCACCAGGTCTCCGTTCCCGGACGGGTCTTCATGCGGTGCAGGAGCGACAATTTGCAGTTCAGTACCGTCCGAATGATCTTGATCTAGCCACCCCATCGGCTTGCCAAAAGCCGCCTCGATACGTCGGGCGGTCTCCTTCCGCATTCCACGGGGCTTCCCGGTCTTTGAGTCCTTGGCGCCCACCCTGAGGTTGGTGAACTGTGCAGGGGACATCTCAAGTAACTTGGCTGCGGCGGACGCTCCGTTGGACTCTTCCTCAAGAGTCGTCAGGTTGTCTCGCCGGATTTGGTCAATATCACGCATTTTTTCATTTCATAGCAGAACGCTAAATGCGTCTATGCGCGTAACGCTATTGCTATTTGTTTTGCGTTACGCTAAACTGGTTCGCATGACGCTATCAGACTACATCAAGGAACAAGGACGGGGCGGGCTGACTGCGCTGGCTCGGAAGATCGGCGCGCATGCCCCAGATCTGTCCCGCTGGGCTGCCGGTGATCGTCCAGTGCCAGTTGAGCGCTGTGTCGCAATCGAGGCCGCCACTGGTGGCGCGGTTTCTCGCATTGACCTCAAACCTGTTGACTGGCAACAGATTTGGCCTGAGCTGAAGAACAAAAAGGAGGCTGCATGACCGCATCACGCCTCCCACTGCCGATGGCATACGCAGACCCTGCATTTGAGGCCTGCATCGCAGTGGCCCTGGGCACCCCCGAACTCATCACTGAATTCGACCGCCTCTATGGCGCAGACCTGATGAGCGGCAAGGCTGCCGAGGGCGATATGCGCGTTTTCGTGAACTTCGTCCACCGCTGCCTGTATCTGGCATTGCCCGACGAGTCGATCCATTCCATGCGCAGGGCGGCTATCGCTCTTGCTGCCTAACTGATTTCCAACCCCGTGTTTTTGTAGAGAGAGGAAGAACACACCATGTATGCAGACCCTGTCCATATTCGTTCCAAGCGCGTGAACCTGTCGCTGAACAGCACCGAGATGCGTGTTGTGGAAGCGATGGCTGAGCTGCACGGAGTACAGCCGTCCGTCTTCATCCGTGAATTGGCCATGGAGGCTTTGAAGCATTTGCATGGCTCCAAGTCTGCAACTGGTGCCGAGGAAAAGCGACACGCTTATGCGTAACCGTTCAGGAACTCCCCAGTGCAACCAACCCATGACACCACATTTGCAGGCAATGACCTCTCCGCACTAGAAGCCGAAGCAGTTGAACAGGGCGTCACTGTTGACGAGCTAGTAACCGAACTGATCTCAGCAGAGATCCAGCGCAGATACCTGATCCCCAAGCTTTCTGCCGCTCCCGTTGTGCCGTTCCCAAAGCGGCGCACCCTCCCAAACACTTTTGCGTAACGGATTCGGTATGAATGCCTTCACCAAGCGTAACGAATCCCTCGCGGCTAAGTGGGCCAAGCCCCGAATCCTCAAGACAGTAGACCGCAACCCTCGCTACCACGGCTACTACATCGAAAGCGGGGCTCAGGCCCAGGCATCAACCCTCAAGACCCAACGAATTCTGAAAGGAGCCCTGCGATGAACAACGCCCGAGCAAGCGACCCAATTACCAGCGTCATCGCAGGCGAGCGCGCAGCCCTGTTTGCTGGCAACCACTACGACCGCATCCTGGCCGCGCTGGACGATGAGAAGACCCTGACGGCCGGCGAGATGGCCCAAGCCACCGGCATGTCGGTAGAGCAGGTCTGCCGCCGTTTGCCTGAGCTGCAGGCACGCGGCCAGGTGCAAGTTGTGCAGTTTGAAGGCGAAGACCTGCTGCGCAATGGCTATCGCGTCTGGGAGGCTGTATGAGCCCCAAAGAGAAAACCCGCATCGGCGGCAACCGAGCGGGTTTGTTTAGCAAACCCCTGAAAGGAAATGCTTTGAACGAAATGTACCAGAAGCAAAACCGCAGCACAAGGCAGATTGCGGATCGGAAGACGGAATGACAGAAAGCCAATTCTCAGTAGTGCCGATGGAGGTGGTGATGGACAGGCGATTGACGCTTGAACAGACCCGCGTCCTGATTGCGCTCTTCTCATTCCGCAACAAGGTGACCAACACCGTGTGGCCATCCCGTGCATCCATTGCAGCTCGAACGGGCATGCACCCATCCAACATCAGCAGCGCAACGACAGCGTTGGTAGGCCTTGGCTGGGTCACGAAAGAGGGCGCTGGCGGCCACTCCAAGGCAACCCGCTACACCCTCAATGTGCCTGAGTTCTTTGAAGAGGAAAAAGTAGCCGATCAGGCAACGGTAGCCGAATCGGCAACGGTAGCCCAACAGGCTACTCAAACGGTAGCCGAACGGGCTACTACCCCCGTAGCCGATCAGGCTACACGCAAAGAACAATCCATTGAACAGTCCATTGAACAAACCAAGAAGACGCGCAAGCGCGCCTCGAACTTTGTTGTGCCGGACTGGATTGACCAGGCTCATTGGGATGCATGGCACTCCTGTGCCAAACGAAAAAACGCCACCGATGCGCAAAAGCAGATGGCCGTCGAAAAGCTGGCTCGCTGGAAGGCGGACGGCATCGATTACGCCCTGGCTTTGGAAAACGCAGCCATCGCTGGGTGGCAGGGTCTTTTCGAGCCGAAGACCGGCGGTAATGCCCTGATCCAGCCCGCCCGTCGTTCTACCGCTGGCAAGCCTGCCGAAAACTTTGATGCCAAGAACTACGGTTCTGGCGTGGAGACGATCTGATGCAAGCAATTCAATCTTTGATGAACCGTGTCGAGCGTGTGGCAACGAGCGCAAACCCTCTGAGTCCTGCTGCTCCAATTGAAACGCGGACATGCCCCACGCATGGCGACTATGAAGCCAAGCACATCATTCGCAGCATCTGGACTCGCTGCCCGACCTGCAAGCAAGAAGCAGAGGATTCAGAGCGCCGCCAGCGTGAAGAGGCTGCCGCTGCTTCTCGCCGCGCTAGCTGGATCGCCGCCTTGGGTCGGGCTGGCATTCCTGAGCGCTTCCACGACCGCACGCTGGAGAACTTCATTGCGGAGAACTCAGGCCAGCGCGAAGCATTGGACTTTGCGCTGAACTACACGGCGAATGTCGCGGAAACCTTGAAGTCTGGCCGGTGCGCTCTGTTCACCGGCAAGCCCGGCACTGGCAAAACCCATTTGGCCATCGGCATCGGCCGCAAGGTCATGCAACTCCCCAATGCTGATGTGCTGTTCATCACCGTGATGCGCGCCATCCGCTCAATCAAGGACACCTGGGCCAAGGGCAGCGAGCAGAGCGAATCACAGGCCATTGAGGCGCTGGTGGCTCCTGATCTGCTGATCCTTGATGAGGTAGGTGTCCAGTACGGCTCCGACTTCGAGAAAAACATGCTGTTCGACGTGCTGAACGACCGCTACGAGAAGCGCCGGCCGACCTTCTTCCTGTCCAACCTGACCAAGGATGAAGTCGCTGCATACCTGGGCGAGCGTGTGATGGATCGGCTGCGCGAAGACGGCGGGGCAGTGATCCCGTTCGCCTGGAACAGCTATCGCGGACGCAACAAGGAGGCCCAGTGACATGTGCAACCTGCAAACACTGGCAGCTAAAGGACTCGTCCGGCCAAACAACACCGATGGCAAAGCACCACATGGCGCCATGCGAGTTTGGCCCATCGTGGCGGTTCCTGCCACCACACCAAACATGCAACAGCCACCAGGCTGCACCGGTAAATGTGATCAAGGTCAGGGATGCCTGGCTCAACAGGAAGGGGTGAGGGGATGAAGCCAAAACTGATCAAGAGCAACGGCCTCTGGCACTGCGCCCTGGTGTCGGCACTGCGCGGCTTCGTGGGCCTGGGCTACACGCCGGCTGATGCGTACAAGGACTGGGAGCAGGGGGCTGGCCGTGACTGAGCCGATCGACCCACACGCAGCAGTTGACTACATGCTGAAAACAGCGCCGCGCTTCGCTAAGGCACGGGCCGAGCGACTGCACCTCGAAGAATTCCGCAAGTCCAAGAAAGCGCTGCTGATGAAGGATTCGGACGGCAAGACCGTCTCTGAGCGAGAGGCCGATGCCTACGCACACCCTGAGTACCAAGAAGTGCTGGACGGCTACAAGGTGGCCGTGGAGGCCGAAGAAACCCTGCGCTGGAAGCTTAAGGCAGCCGAGTTGCAGGTAGAAATCTGGCGCAGCCAAGAGGCCAGCAACCGGGCAGAGGGGAGAGCGGTGCGATGAGTGCATATCAGCGAAACAAAGGTCGGCGTGGCCAGCAAGAGCTAGCAAACCTGCTTCGGTCTCGTGATTGGAATGTGATCGAGGCCAACTCCGGCACTGCAGTGGAGGACTTCGTGGTCTTTGATGCCGATGGTAAGGCGTGGTCTGTGGAGGTGAAAAACACAGTCTGCATAACCGAGGCGCACCGCAAGCAAGCGATGGAGCAAGCCAAGAAGCGCAAGCTGCCTTGGATGCTGGCCAGCAAGATCACAGGCACGCCGTTTTGGCTGGTGCAGCGACAGGGCCACAAGGCAGCTGTGTGGGAGGCCGGATGCTCAACAAGTTAAACGCCAAAGAGCGCTCCTATATCGCCAGGGTCAAGGAGCTGCCTTGCTCGGTCTGCGATGCCGGAGGCCCAAGTGAGGCGCACCACGTAAAGCAACACAGCCAATACACATGCGTCGCGCTGTGTGAGGACTGCCACAGGGGCAGCTTCAACGGCTGGCACGGCCAGAAGCGCATGTGGTCGGTAATGAAGATGGATGAATTGGACGCTTTGAACATCACCATCAAGCGATTAATAGGCAACTGAAAGGTAGACCATGAGCATCACAGCAGAGCGTTACACAGCAGCAATGCATTCCAGCGACCTTTCGGACGAAGCCCACAAGATCGGCCAGGTGGACCTGATCAAGGCAAGCGGCATGAGCAAGGCCAGTGTGGCATCCCACTACCTGCGGATCATCACCAAGCCCAGCCGGTCGGACATCGAGCGCATGCACGCTGAGCTGGTTCACGAGGGCAAGGTCAAGAAGGTGGCATCGCCCCACGATTCCGCCACTGAGGCCATGGCATGGTTGATCGACCAGAAGTGCAAGCCCTGCAATGGAACCGGCCTCAAGGTAAAGGAAGCCAAGACCTACACCTGCTCCAAGTGCAAGGGAACCATGCTTGCCCGCGAGCCCAGCAGCAAGGATGCCCAGCTGCTGATAGACCACGTCATGGACTGCAAGCGGACACACAGCAACAACATGAATAAACTGTTGCGCCCAAGGTGAAATTCTGGTATTCTCGGCAGCGTTGAGAGGTTGTTTTATTCACCACGCTGGCAACGTTAGTTGTTGGCCCTCAACCATGAATCACTTGCCGGGCTGTTGTGGCTCGGCAAGGCCTTAGATGGCGGAGCGTTTCCGCTTCTAGGGCCATCACACATGCTGATTGAGAACCGAAGTGCTGCGAGAGCGAAAGCGACCACAAGCAATTCATACGTCATGCAGTCAGCTGGACGGTTGGGCTCCTGAATTGAACAGGCCTTTAGGGTGCTTTTGGTTTGGAGTAAGGGGTTCAAGCGGATGCAGGTGCAAGCCCTGACAACCAGTCCGAGGGGAAGGGCCTCGGCACCAACACCCAGCCTCGCCTAGTGCGGGGCTTTGCTTTTTTGCAAATACCTTTGGTTTCCAGCTGCAGCAAGCGCGGCCCGCACCCGAGCGGTATGAAGGTGCGGCATCTCCTACTGAGAGCTTCCCAGTGCTTGAAGAAGCGAACAGCAACCCCAGCCCATGAGGGTTGTCTGATGGGGTACGAATACCAAGGCCAGCCAAGTGCTGGCTTTTCTTTTGGAGCAAGCCATGAGCCTAAGACGAAAGATAGCCCTGTGGCTGTGCCCTGAGTTGGCTGGGCCTGTGGGCGAGCCCGCTTTGCCTTTCCCGCATGTTCAGGCAACTGTTGGGACTCAAGCCTGGGGCGAAAGCGTGAAGGCAATAGCTAGCCAGAGCATGGAGAACGCCATCCATGCAGGCGAGCGCATCATTCCCCCGGCCGACAACAAAGCCCTGATCCAGAGTCTCAAGGCAAGCCAGCATGCGCACGACGAAGTGTGGAAGGCTGAGGTCCTTGACCTGCTTCGGCTGCTGAATGCCACGCTCACCAGCGTCACAGAGGGCGGCAACGCCATGAGGGTGACCAACCTCAAATAACCAGTTACCGCAGGGCAGGCTCTCCGCACACGCGACCTACACACTTGGAGCCTAGCCTCTGCGACCCGATAGGAGATGTGATGCGAAATGTGGCAATGAGGCTGGGCATGAAGCCTCGATAAAGCTCATGCATCCACTAAGAGCGGCATCCCAAAAAGCTTGTACCTGAGAGAGTGGTTAGATCTTGTTGACAAACTGTTATTGACTGTACAAATAGTTTCATTCACCATCTCCGGATTGCATCATCAGGATGTAGTTCAATATTTTTTGTCCGGGGTCTCTGCTGGTTGTGCCTGCAGAATCCCTGAAAGGAGAAGTGCATGGTGCGCGAAATTTTTTCTTCACTCTTTCTGGCTTTCGGCCTTTGTGCTGCAGCTTCTTCTTCAGCTGCCTTGATCACTGGTACTTCTGCTTGGTCGGGAGACTTCGCGGAGTCGGCCATCTCGACCGATCTGAAATACGCAGATGGCAAACCCTATAGCGATCTTCCAGTTTTCATGATCTGTGTTGATGTGACGTTGTCATATCCAGAGGGAGCCGTCGGCTACACAACTGAGGCTGGTGGTAGTGCTTTGAAGGGTGGGTCTGGTGCAGCAGGTGTTGCCGCCATCAACTGGCTATTTGATCAGTATTACGCGACCTACTTCAAAAGTGGTTCAGATGCACAGAAGTGGGCATTTCAATATGCAGTCTGGGAGATCGGCAACGACTACAACGGCAGTGCCGGCAGCATCAGCGCGACGAGTGGTTTGTCTCATCCGTTTGACGATGGATACAAGAGCGCTGAACCGGAGTTTATTGCTGCCTATCAGGCTATGTACCAGGCAATGACAACGACGTTGCCTACATTGAGTGGCGCATATCGTTCGAAGACATACACGATCGATCTGTTTAATAGTGCAGACCCCACGTACCAGAGCATGGTGGCTTTAGTCGAAAAAGCTCCATCCTCCCCCGTGGTGACAACGCCGACTCCCGTTCCAAGCTTAGGTGTGGCTGGCATGGTTGGATTGACTGGGATGCTGTCATTGTTTGCAGTGGGCGGGCTATCCCGCAAACGCCAGTTAAAGAAGATGTCTTGAAACATCCAGGACAGAGCTAGCTTCTGAGATCGAACCGCCCTCGGGCGGTTTTCTTTTTATGGTGGGACTAATCTCCAATCTTCGTTAGGATGCCCTGCCGGCTGCTCGCGATGATCTTCTTGGCTTGCTCTGCTGAGACGACTTCATACGGCCAGCGAAATGACGTGTAGAGAAAATCCGGGCCGCCCTCGCGGTCTGTAATTTTCGCGTGAATGTGAAATAGCGTCCCAGCGGGCTGAGAGTCACGCATCTTTGAAGAGCACTCTACCTTCATGCCTGTGTCTACACCTTGACCTGGGAGCGGCCTAGCGCGGAGTGATTTAGAGGATTGCTCGCCAATGGCTTGGTAGGTTTCCACCACGAAAGAAGAGTAAGTCACTTGGATCCGAACTTGAAGAGATGAAAGGCCCGCCATGGCAACAAAACCGGCGCAAGGCAAGCCGGTTGCCAAGCAGGCAGGCGGACGACCTAGCAAATATAAGCCAGAGTATGCAGACCAAGCAAAGAAGCTCTGCATGCTCGGTATGACAGACAAGGAAATGGCCTCGTTCTTTGGCGTGGCCGAGAGCACATTCAACCTATGGAAGACCGCCCATCCCGAGTTTTCGGAGTCCCTAAAAGGCGGCAAGGACCTGGTCGATGCTGAGGTGGCGGCGAAGCTGTATCACCGAGCAATGGGGTATGAGCATGAGGATGTGCACGTCAGCAATTACCAGGGGGTGATCACAGTCACTCCATTGGTCAAGCACTACCCACCAGACACGACGGCTGCGATCTTCTGGTTGAAGAACCGCCAGCCTCAGAGGTGGCGCGACAAGCCAGACGAGGGCGGCGAGGGCGAGAACGCCCAGCCCGTGCCAGTCAAGATTCAAGTGACAGTAAAGGACGCAAGAAAGCATGCCGAGCCTGAACATTCCGCAGGCTCGGTTCCTGGAGCTGCCTCATAAATACCGCGCTTATGTCGCTGGGTTTGGCTCGGGTAAGACCTGGGCCGGCTGCGCGTCAACGTGCCGCAATGCCTGGGAGTGGCCAAAGGTCAACCAAGGCTATTTTGCGCCGACCTATCCGCAGATTCGGGACATCTTCTTCCCGACGATTGACGAAGTGGCATTTGACTGGGGCCTGAAAGCTGACATCAAAGAGGCGAACAAGGAAGTTCACCTGTTCAGTGGCTCGCAGTACCGGACGACCATCATCTGCCGGTCGATGGAGAAGCCTTCCAACATTGTGGGCTTCAAGATCGGCCATGCGCTGGTCGATGAGCTGGATGTGATGCAGGCGGTCAAGGCTGAGCAGGCCTGGAACAAGATCATTGCCCGAATGCGATACAAGGTGGACGGGCTGAAAAACGGCATCGATGTGACGACGACGCCTGAGGGCTTCAAGTTCGTATATCAGCGGTTCCACAAGCAGCCGCAAGAGCGTGCAGCACTGGGCAAGCTGTATGGGATGGTTCAGGCCAGCACGTTCGACAACGCCGCCAACCTTCCGGATGACTACATTCAGTCGCTCTATGAGAGCTACCCCAAGCAACTGATCGACGCGTATCTGCGGGGTCAGTTCACCAATTTGACGGCGGGCAGTGTCTACCCAGACTTTGACCGCCGGCTGAACCACTCCAATGCATCGCTCCAAGCGAGCGAGCCCGTCCTGATCGGGATGGACTTCAACCGCCTGGCGATGGCTGCGGTGGTCTATGTGCTGCGCGATGGCTGGCCTGTGGCGGTGGATGAGATAACGGATGGCCGCGATACGCCGTACATGGCGAAGCTCTTCAACGAGCGGTACAAGGCCAAGGGCCATGCGGTGCAGGTTTTCCCGGACGCCTCAGGGCAAAACGCGAGCAGCAAGAACGCGACCGAGTCGGACCTGAGCATCCTAAAGGCGCACGACCTGACGGTGAGGGTGAACTCAACCAATCCCGCTGTTGCGGACCGCGTGAATGCAGTGAATGCCCTGATCCTGAATGGAGAAGGCGAGCGGCGCTACCTGGTCAACACCGACCGGTGCCCGAAGCTGACCGATGCGCTGGAGCAGCAGGCCTACGACAAGAACGGTGTGCCGGACAAATCAAGCGGCGTGGATCACGTTATCGACGCGGCCGGGTATGTGATCGCCAACAAGTGGCCGATTGTGAAGCGCACCGCCAAGGTAGAGACATTCCGCTGGTGATCAGTACTAAGTCGGTTTAGCAAGACCGCTGGTTACGAGACGCTGGAACTCGGGTGGATACAGCAGCGGGACTCTGCCATCGTCCAAATGAATGCCAACCATATCTAGCACCTGCACACTGTAAGTGCCTGGGGGGATATCAAACTTCTCGTTGCTCGTGGTGGTGACGGTGCAACTTGTAAATGTGTAGCAGCTCATTTGACTGGCGAGTAGTGGTGATCCGCCAAATATAGAGCACTAAAAGGGCGGCCAAAAAAACATGACAGCTATCAACCAACAAAACGACACGGTCAAGCGGATGGCTGAAGCATGGGCGGTGATTGATCCTCTTATGGGGGGCACTCAGGCTATGCGGAAGGCGGGCAAGAAGTTGCTGCCGCAGCAGCCGCGTGAAGATGACGAAGATTATGAGTACCGTCTGAAAACGTCGACCTTGTTCCCTGCGTTTGGTCGCACAGTCGGCGTGATGACGGGCAAGCCTTTTGCGAAGGAACTGACTCTTGGTGAGGATGTTCCTCAGCGCATCAAAGACTTGTCCCAGGACATCGATGGCGAGGGCCGTAGCCTTCATGCATTTAGCGCGGACTTGATGAACGAAGCGGTGGCGTTTGGGTTTGGCGGCATTCTCGTTGACTACACCCGTACAGAGGGACAAGCGCGCACACAAGCAGATGAAAAGGCGCTCGGCGCTCGGCCGTATTGGGTGCACGTGAAGCATCACCAGCTTCTGGGCTGGAAAACCGGTGTGGTGGACGGGAAACCCGGATTGCTTCAGCTTCGAATTCTTGAAACCGCCGAGGTTGATGACGGCCCCTATGAGGTGAAGGTTGTAAACCGTGTCCGTGTTTTGACGCCAGGGCAATGGGAGATCTGGCAGGAGGGCTCGGGCGGATGGGCACTGCTAGAAAATGGCACAACGACTATCAGGCGCATTCCTTTTGTGCCGATCTATGGCATCCGCAAGGGCTTCATGTGGGGCACTCCGCCGCTACTGGACCTGGCGCACCTAAACGTCAAACACTGGCAACAACAGTCTGATCAAGACGACTCTGCCCGGTTTGCGCGCAAGCGGCTGCTGGTGTTTTCGGGCGTCACGGATGGCGAGCTATCCGAGCCAACTGCGGGCTCAGCTTATGCACTCAGATTTGCAGATAAGGATGCCAAAGCCGAAGTGATCCAAGGCTCTGCCGAGTCGGTGACCGTTGGACGCTCAGAGCTTGACTCGCTTGAATCGCAGATGGTCCAAACTGGGGCTGAACTCCTAACGGCAAAGCCTGGCCAGCGCACTGCGACTGAAGCTGCTAATGATGCCGAGGCAAACAAGAGTGACCTCCAGCGCATCGTTGAATCGTTTGAGGACTCATTAGACCAAGCCTTGCAGTTCACCGCTGAATGGCTCGGCCTCCCACAAGGGGGTCATGTGTCACTGTTCAAGGACTTCGCAGCCGGCTCACTGTCCGAGGCCACCGCTCAGCTCATCTTGAGCTTCCAGCAAGGTGGACTCATTACGAAGCGGCAGGCTCTGTTGGAGGCCCAACGCATTGGCGTTGTGTCGCCAAACTTGGATCCGGAGGCGGAGATTGCTGCGGTTGAGGCTGAAGGGCCAAGCCTGGGGAACATGAATGGCGACGGTGAATGAACTGATTCGCGATGAGATGATCCGGCATGCGACTGCGTTGGATGGATACTCTAACAACGTCGTTGCCAGGATCATGGCAATCCTGAACCGCTCTAATGCGCGGATGACCGCTGAGTTAGCGGAGATCCTTGCCAGCGTCGATGCGCCAACCCTTAAGGCTGAGCGCTTGTCTTCGATGCTTGCTAGCGTGCGATTGATGATCGCTGGCGGCAATGCTGAGATGGGTGAAAAGCTGTTGAACGAGTTAAAGGTGTTCGTTGACTACGAGACAGCCTATCTGAATCAGATGCTGCTCAGTTTCACGCCCGCATCGGTTCACATTGCATCGGTGTCGACGGCCGCTGTCTATTCAGCAGCCATGTCCCGGCCATTCCGAGGCCTGCTGCTCAAGGAAGTGTGGAAGGACCTGGCGGCCCAGCAGTTCAAATCGGTGCGCCAGGTCATCGCACAAGGCTACTTGGAGGGCAAGACGACAGACGCGATCATTAGCGAGCTGCGCGGCACCAAGGCAAAGGGCTTTACTGATGGGCTGCTAGAGAAGTCGCGGCGCGATGTTGAGGCGGTAGTAAGAACCGCCATTGCTCACACGGCCGGGAATGCTCACGACGCCTTCTACGCGAAGAACTCCGATGTGCTCAAGGGCTTGAAGTGGTCTGCGACCCTGGACCTGCGGACAACGCCGCAATGCCGGATCCGTGACGGGAAGCTGTACACGCCAGAGACGCACAAGCCGATAGGTCACGAGGTTCCCTGGGGGGCTGGGCCTGGTCGGCTGCACTGGCGCTGCCGGTCTGCTTCCATCCCAGTGGTGAAATCCAACAAGGAGTTAGGGATTGACCTGCCGGACCTGGAGCTGCGCAATAAAAGCAGGGCGAGTATGGACGGGCAGGTGCCACCAGATACAACCTATGGCGACTGGCTCAAGAAGCAGTCTGCTGCGCGCCAGAATGAGGTGCTAGGCCCAACCAGAGCGCAACTTATGCGTGACGGAAAGCTTGATCTGGCAGACATGTACTCTCACAAGGGCGTGTTTCTTACCTTGGACGAGCTTCGGCAACGGGACAAGCGGGCTTTTGAATTGGCTGGTCTTTGAGTAGACTTGGCCGGTGACCAAACTATCCATCGTTCCACCCCGAGAGCAGACACCGGCGGAGAAGCTGCAGCAAGTGATCAAAAACTTGCCTTTGCCTGACGGGGTGCTCCAGTGCAAGAAGTGCGGCGGGACAACCACGATGACAACCACTGTAGGCGCAAAGTTGGATGAGAAAGGCCACTACAAGCGTGGGACTGTTTGGCATGACCGCGTTTGCTACCAATGCCATATGCAGGGGGTCCACTCCTTCATGTTGCCTGACGAGCCGCGCATAGTGAAGGAGCGGAAGCCGAGAACGCCGAAACCGAAGGCAGTCCACGCGAAGTAACTGAGCTTATCAAGGCTCAGTTGAGGGTCAAGCCTTCTTCACGAACGCGGATTTGAGCTGCATGCTGCCGATGCCGTCTATGCGGCAGTCAATATCATGATCGCCTCCGATCAGTTTGATGTTGCGAACTTTGGTTCCAACCTTGACGACCTGCGAGGAGCCCTTGATTTTCAGGTCTTTGACGACTGTCACGGAGTCTCCGTCTTGCAACACATTGCCGACAGCGTCCTTAATAACAATAGCGGATTCTTCTGCTTCTTCATTGGCCTCGGATGACCACTCATGGGCGCAATCTGGGCAGATCAACAAAGCGCCATCAGCGTAGACAAACTCTGACTTGCATTTGGGGCAAGGCGGCAATGTGGACGACATAGTTACTCCCGGAAAAACTTGTAGTCCAGCATTCTAGTTGCGACCCATCTGGATCCTTTAGTCACCATTCGGACCAAATAGGTCGATCACTTTTATTCAGCCGCCATGGAGCAATCCAAGGCGGCATTTTCATGCCCAAAACAAGGAAGTGGAGTAGGGCGTCCAGCCGAGGAATCGGCAACCGTACTGAGGCTGGAAAGCCAAGGAAACAGCAAAAATGAAACTGAAACTGAACGATCAAGGCAATGTAGTTGTGCAAGACGGCAAGCCCGTTTATCTGCACGACGATGGCAAGGAGGTTGCATTCGATGCGCCGGCTGCAGTGAGCAAGATCACTTCACTAAACGCTGAGGCGAAAGCCCATCGCGAGGCCAAGGAGGCCGCGGAGGGCAAGCTGAAGGCGTTCGAGGGGATCGAGGACGGCGAGGCCGCGCGCAAAGCTCTGGAAACCATCAAGAACATTGATGAGGGCAAGCTGATGGCAGCAGGCAAGGTCGAAGAGATCAAGTCCGCCGCTCAGAAGGCTGCTCAGGAGCAGGTTGCAGCTGCAAGCAAGGCGCATGCCGAGGAATTGGCTCGCACCAAGCAATCGCTGGACAAGATCACAGGCGACCTCTACGCAGAAAAGATCGGCGGCAGTTTCAACCGTTCCAAGCTCATCTCTGAGCGCTTCGCAATTCCCGCTGACTTGGTGCAAGCCCGGTTTGGCCAAGCCTTCAAGGTTGAGGAAGGAAAGATCGTTGCCTACGACCAAGCCGGCAACAAGATCTTCAGCCGCTCTCGACCTGGGGAACTAGCCGAGTTTGACGAAGCGCTTGAGACCCTGGTGGACCAGTACCCATACAAGGAGCAAATCCTCAAGGGCACAGGTGCATCTGGGGGCGGAGCAGGTAGCAGTAACAACGCTGGCGGGCAAAACCAAGCAAAAGGTAATTTCGGCGGATCTCGCACAGAGCGGGCAGCTGCTATTGCCAACCGTTTCCCTGAACTCTCGAAAGGCTAACTATGTCTCTCTCCCAAATGCAGGTGTTTAACCAATACATCATGCCTGCCACCATCGAAACTCTCGCTCAGATGGTCCAGCAATTCAACCAGGCCAGTGCTGGTTCTATTCGCCTGACCACTGAAGGTTTCGATGGCGACTTTCTGCAAGAATCCTTCTTCGCAGCTATCCACAGTGCCCAGCGCCGTGTCGACCGCTATGCTTCCAACGGCAACGCTACGCCTACTGATCTGACCCAACTCAAGCACAGCTCGGTGAAGGTGGCTGGTGGCTTCGGTCCTATCCGCTTCGAGCCTTCGCAGCTGACCTGGCTCAACAAGCCAACAGCGGAGGGAATCGAGGTAGCCTCGCGCAACTTCGCTGAGGCACTGATGGCAGACCAGCTCAATACCGCCATCGCTGCTCTGGTAGCCGCGATCAGCAACAACACTGCGGTGAGGAACGATGTCTCTGCAACCGCTGGCATCAGCTATGTCGCGATCAACGAGGCCCATGGCAAGTTCGGTGATCACAGCGGCAACCTGGTCGCTCAGATCATGAACGGCGTCACCTATCACAAGCTGATTGGGGCCAACCTGACCAACACGCAGCAGCTGTTCCAGTCGCAGAACGTGCGCGTGGTGGACATCTTGGGCAAGGCGGTGGTGGTGACTGATGCTCCGGCACTTTCTGTTGCTGCTGCATCCCCGGCTCCCGCCAAACTGAACGTGCTCTCGCTAACCGAGGGTGCTGCGACGGTCTCCGATGGCGGCGACCTGATCTCGAACATCGAGACAAGCAACGGCAAGGAGCGCATCGAGACCACCATGCAGGTTGACTACACGTTTGGCCTGGGCCTCAAGGGCTACACCTGGGATGAGGTGAACGGCGGCAAATCGCCAAGCGATGTTGAGATCGGCACAGGTTCCAACTGGGTCAAGAACGCCACCAGCAACAAGCACACCGCTGGCGTTATCACCATCGGCGACGCAGCCAAGTAATTGAAGGGGGCTCCGGCCCCTTTCACTTTGGAGAAACCATGACCGAAAAGATCGCATACGAGAAACATCCCGTGTCGCCCGAGCGCAAGGCCGAGCTGCGCGCCCAGGGCTTCAAGATCATCGACGCGCAGTTCAAGCCTGCCCCGGCGCAGGAACAAGCCACCGAGGCTGAGGGCGAGCAATCCGCTGCAAAGAGTGGCCGAAAGCCTGCCCAGGCGCAGGAGTGACGAGTCGCTAGCTGTCCAATTCCACAGTCAGCTGCGGGAGATTTTCCCAGTAATACCTATTCTTGAATGCCAGCTCTTCGTTGAGATAGGCGAGTTCACTAAGCGAAACCTTGACTAACTTGGCGACGTTGACTCGGCTTTTTTCATCAAGTTCTGGCGCGTTGCTCAGGCCTTCGATAAGCAGGGTGAGATCTGAAAAAGTTTGCTCTCGCAAAGTTTTCCTGTCTCCATGGAGAAAATCATTGATGCTGTTAATTCTTGCTTCAATCGATTCTTTTGACCCTGCTGCATTTTTCAATTCTACGCAGCGGATACGGAGCGCTGCATGAATTGGGGTCGCTAAGTGCCCATATAGGGCGTGCGCTGTGTTGACGAGCCAAGGAGTCATTGCTGTGCGCATAGCATCTTGGCTACTTCCAGTCGCAGCCATCATTTCTTTTGTTCTTTGCACTTTATCGTACGCGCTCGCAACTCTGTACTGAACACCTCCTCCTGTAGGTTGGTTGCTTTCAGCAACATGAAACTCTATGAGACTGCTAGCAGTGGATGCCGCGAGACTCTTCATCTGAGCGAGGATCTTTTCCGCTTCATTAACCTTTTGATCTATTCGAGTCTTCGCTTCCACGCCAAGGCCCTTGAGCATCTCAAACTGATCAATCGTCGCACCGAACAGAAGCACCAGTCCTGCGCCTAGACCGGCTAATCCTGCGCTTGTATTCGCTTCGAACAACCAATAGCTTCCGAACGCGAGGGATGCCATGCCGGCTGCTGTTAGCGCTAGGCTGACAACGCCGCGATGGATTTTTGCAATGTCGCACATATTTTTCTCCTTACATCGGAGCTTACTTTATGCCGATGATTACCGCTCCTTTGGCAGGCTATGACAGCCTAGTGTCCTTGGCAGAAGCGAAGAGCTACATGGAGCGCATGGGCTACGACTGGCCGGCTGATGAAGACAAGCAAGAGATTGCTCTGCGGCGCGGCACGCAGTATGTCCTGACCATGTACAGCATCCGACCTGAGTTTCTGGACCCTGTTGCTGATGCCTTGAAACACGCCACATGTGAGGCCGCGCTACGGGCAGCCGATGGCTCTCTGTTCTCCGATGTGGACGCCCAGGCTGTCACCGAGGAATCGGTGGGGCCGATCACTACCAAGTACGCACAGCCCGCAAACGGCGGTCAGAAGCGCTTCGGCGTGATTGATGCCTTGATGCGCGGCATGACGACTGGTGGAGTGGGGCAGGTCAAGTTTGTGAGGGCTTAGATGGCAAAACCACCCAAAGTGAACTTTCGCAAGCACGATCCCTTGCAAGACTACTACTGCGATGGACAAGGTGGCTGGTATTCGGTAGCCAAGCTTCTGGATGACGCGAAGGAACTGCCCGTCTTTGACTGCCCGCTGGCAGCGCTGGAGCTTTCGCATGTGATCTGGCAAGGCGCTGATATGTTTGCCCTCGCGGTTCATGTCCGGCGTGCAATGGATGCAGACCTAGAAGTGCCGATCTTGCTCGACTGGAACGGATCAATCGCAGATGGGCGCCACCGTGTCCTGAAGGCGCTCGCCAGGGGTAAGCGCACCATCAAGGCCCGGCGGATGACCTGGAAGCCTGATCCATGCAAGCGAGAGGATCCAGCATGACCAAATTCGACTACTCCCGCCCAGCGGCTACTGCCAAGCGGCTATTGGATCGATTCGGCCAGGCGGGGGCAATCTCTCGCTCTATGCCTGGCGGCTATGACCCAGAAACAGGCCCGACTGCTCCGGTAGAGCTGCAGTCACCCTGCACGGTCGCGCTTCTGGAGTTCGACAACAGGCAAATCGACGGTGAGTTGGTCAAGATCGGCGACCGCCGTGCTTTGATCGCTCCAGATGCCACGTTTGAACCTGATGCAGGTGATGTGCTTACTGTCGGCGCTGAGGTGGTGCAAGTGGTCCGAAACAGGCCGCTGAAACCTGCCGGCGTCATCATCCTGCATGACTGCATAGTGAGGGACTCATGAGCTTCTCAGACCATTTGAAGCAGCTGTGCCTGCAAGCCGGCGAGAAATGCGAGGAGGTTGCCCGCAAGACCGCAATCGAGCTGCAGGCAAGCATGATTGAGAAGTCACCGGTCGGCAACCCAGATCTTTGGCAAGCCAATAAAGGTACTGTGTACATGCGAGAAACCCACAACCTTTGGGTAGAGGCAATCAACGCAGACGCGGGGAAGAGTGGCAAGCGAATACGCAAGATGGGGCAGAAAAATCTGAAAGCGACCTACAAGAACAAGGTCGGGCAGGACTATACAGGTGGGCGATTCAAGTCCAACTGGCAAGTCGGGCTGGGCTCAATGAATGAGTCCGTGGATAGCGAGCCGCGTAGCGATGCCTTGGGTAGATCTAAGGTGGTGCTTGAGGGGTTCAAGCCTGGTCAAACTATCTACCTCACCAACAACCTGCCGTATGCCAAGAAATTGGAGTACGGGCACTCTAAACAAGCGCCTGGTGGCATGGTGCGTCTAACCGTGCAAGACTTCGCCCAAGCAGTGAAGCGCGCAGTGGAATCTGTCAAATGACCCTCTCACAAATCAAAGCACTGCTGGAGTCCAAGCTGATCGCCATGCCTGGCGTGCTGCCTACGGCCTTCGAGAACGTGCCATTCAAGCCGCCAGATGGTCCATACCAAGCCTGCTATCACCTGGTTAATAGCCCGGTGGACCTAGGCATAGAGGGCACGCTGACGGAGGAGCGTGGCATCTTACAGATCACGCTGCGCTATCCAGAAGGGAAGGGCCGGCAGGTGACTGATGCCATGGCCGACCAGATCAAGCAGCACTTCAAGGCCGCCCAGATCATCCCGGGTCCGGGCTTTCGCATCGAACTGAACAAGACCCCATCGGTGTCCTCTGGAATGCCAGATGAGGGCCGCTGGACCGTTCCTGTGTCCATCTCCTGGGAGGCGTACCCGACATAGGGTGCGTCGCCAAAACCCAATGCCACCGAGAGGTGGTTTTTTTGTGCCCGATGAGGGCGAAACCTAGCCGCGAAGCATGTGCCGAGCGGCTTTTTTCATTTCTGAAAGGCTCAAAATGGCCCGTACTCCAACAGGTACTATTACCTCCGTCGCCACCGCGCTCTCCACCTCGAAAACGATCAGTGGCATCACCAATGCCGTAGAAGCTGTCGTCAGCTCCGTGGGCCATGGCTTTGCCAATGGCGACATCATCCTGATCCTCTCGTCCTGGGGTCGCCTGAACTTCCGTGCATTCCGCCTCAAAGGTGTGACTGCTGACAGCTACACACTGGAAGGTGGCAACACCACGAACACCGAGTTCTTTACCCCTGGTCAGGGCTCTGGTTCGGCTCGCAAGGTGAGCACCTGGGTGGATCTGGACCGCACCATGAACCACGCGACCAGCGGCGGCGATGCCAAGACCGTGAACGTGAAGTTCATCGAGTCGGACAACGAAATTGTGCTGAACGACGGCTTCAACGCCGTGCAGCGTACCTTCGACATGGATGCCGACATGATCGGCTCGCCTGCTTACGAAGCGCTGCGCATGCTGTCCGAGACCAACGCGGACACCGTGGTTCGCCAGCGTGCCAAGACCGGCGCTCTGTCGCTGATCCCTGCCAAGGTGTCGTTCAATGAAGAAGAAACCCTGACCGAAGGCCAAGCGGTCGTGGTCAAGGGCACCTTCAACGCTCAGAACAAGTCCACGCGCTACGCCGCGTAAACCAGGCATTCCGCCCACAACCATTGCACCGACGCAGCCGCTTCGCTCCTTCAGCGGGGCGGGCGGTTGCGCACGGGCTTAACTTCTCCCGCTGAAAGACAAGACTATGGCAAAGCAAAAAACTGTTCCCGTGACCAGCCTGAAGATGATGGCTGGCAAGTCGCCGACCTTCCCACTGACCGTGACCGTCAAGAACCTCGATGGCGACGAGTTCGATGTGGTGTTCACCGCCAAGGCTCAGAAAAAGAGCGAGTGGGCCGCTATCCGTGATGCACACCGCAAGACTGCAGACGGTGTCGAGCAGCCGGCCGAGAAGGCTGAATTCTCGTTCGAGGACTTGGTGAAGGACGGCATGCGGCAAGCGGCCGAGATCGTGGCCGGCGCCATTACGGGCTGGAACCTGGAAGATGAGTTCAGCGTTGACAGCCTGATCGTGCTGGAGGACCAGTGCGGCGGTTCGCTGGCCAAGGTGCTGGGTAAGTACGACGCAGCTCTGTTCACCGGCCAACTGGGAAACTAAAGCAGATAGCTCGATCCCTGTTTGAGCCTCCTGTCACTGAGGCAGAGGCTCAAGCTGCAGGGTTCGAGCTAGAGGACTACCCAGAGCCTGAGATCATCGAAGTCTGGCCCGACAACGAAGCCGCGCTAGACATCGCGATGATGATAGGAACCCGGTGGGTCTACCCGGCAATGGGTGGGGTGCCTCTGGGAGTGCGATGGGAGGCGATTTACCCACTGATGGACCGCAAGGCCACAGGAGAGGCCTGGGATGAGCTACATGAATACATGATGGTCATCGAGGCAGAGGCGCTGGCGACACTGCGTGAGTTCGCACCGAAGGCGACACAGAAATGACCTCATCAAACATGAATTCTCCCCGAGGGGGCTACATGCGGCACAATCAGGCCATCATGAGTGAAGTCCTATCACCTCCGGAAATCCGCAATGCCCAGCTATTGGCAGTTGCATCCATTGGCACTGATGGAGGTGGTAGTTCAGGCTTATCTTTAGAGCTTGAAACCGCACTCGCAGCGTTGAGGAGTGCTGAGGATAAGCAGGAGATTGAGCGCTTGGGGCAATATGCTCGCTATCTGCTTAGCGTGGAATTGCCGCGTTTTCATCGGGATTGGGTGTACTCGCTTGCTGATCTGAAAGACCTCTTGGCGGCCATCGACTTCTTGCAGGCAGGTCTGCAGGACTCCGTAAAGCCTTCTCTTACTGGGAACCCGGCAGTCCTAGAAATTGCGAGAGAGGTAAAGTCTGCAGCCACAAAGCTATTCGATTATTCTGAAGAAATGCGATGGGCTGTAATGAGCGCTCAGGCCGAAATGGAGATCGAAGCTGGCAAGTCTAGGAGCTTTGGTAGCCTCGATGCGGCTATTAACTTTCTGAAGAGGAAAGTTTAGCAATGGTTGTGCGTGGCGGGTTATCGGTGAAGATGTCAGAGCGGTTCATAAGGGACTTTGAGTCCTTGTCGCCAGACTTGAAGCTCTGCGCTATCGAATGCTTAGAGGATTTTGGGCGAGAGTTTTTGCCTAATGCACGCAGACCGCATTCCGTATCTCCCAAGGGTGTTAAACCTCCCATTTTCACTATGGACGTTACTCGCAACAAGTCTCATAAGCTGAGCTACTTGATCAAGGGGAATGTGGCTTTTCTACTTCGGCTGGATACTCATCGGTCAATTGACAGGGACCCCGGCTATGCCGACGCACGAAGTGCAGAGATAGCTGGTTAAGACAGCCGCCGCGCTTCATAGATCGTCAATACAACATAAACAGGCTCGCTTCGGCGGGCCTTTTTCATCGGCTCACGCATTTGCGTGGGTCTTTTTTATTGGGCACGCCATATGACCGATGTAGCAGCCGTAGGCATTGCCGTTGGAGGGCTACTTGGAGCTCCTTTTCAACCGTTTGGATGGCGGCACTCGTGCAATTTCGTTTCCGTCTTCATCTGAGATTGTGAAGCCATCCGCGAGTCCCTTCAGGAGCCCTGCCAAAGCGGACACCTCTTGAGCGTTCTTGGCAAGACTTGAAAAAACCTCTTGTATTTGCTGAGGGCTGAATGATCCATCTTCCGGTAGGGATGAGGACTGCTTCACAGCAGCGAGGGGCTGGAGTTCTGAGCGGAATGAATTCTCTAGTCTGGCCACCAGCTCCGCTGTCAATGTGCGCTTGTTGCCTACAGCCGCAGCTTCAAGACGCTCCTTGAGCTCAGCAGGGATTCGGAAGTTAAGTTGGGGGTCGGTACGTGCCATGAGTGAATTATTGCATCACGGTGCTTGTTAACTGGCTAGTACCGTGCTACATTAGCACCGTGCTATACGAAAGGAACCAAGGATGTCGCGCAAAGATGAGCAAACAAATGTCCGTATTCCGCTGGAGTTGAAAGAGTGGCTGAAGACGCAGGCACAAGCAGCTCGTCGCAGTGTTACGGCTGAGTTGGTGACCAGGCTTGAAGAGAGCAGAAAGGCTCAGGAGGGGCGCGGCCTCTCTGGGCAAGAGCTGCAGGTGAAGGGGGCATGACCCCAAAAAGGCGAAAGCCCCGGCGAGTAGTGATCGCAAGGGCTTTCTGGTGAATCAATCGATAGAACTCAAAGGATTCGGCATGAATGCTACCCCAAAAACCCTTAAGACGGCAATCCCTGGATTTTCAATTCCCGCCGGCGCTCGTGCGGTGATGGTGACAGACGAGTTTGATGGAACGTATTCGGTGAAGCCAGTAGAGCATGGCAAATCCGTCCTGAATGTTCAGACTGAACTCTTTGACCATCTGAGCGCGTTCCCAGTTAGCGACGAATTTCTGCAGGAAATCATGGACTATTGCGCTGGCCGCTTGGCGGCGCGTTCTGAAGCCAAGCGAACGGGGGGTACGGCCATCGCTCGCAGGCACGGCTTGTGGGAGGTAGCCCATGTTCAGATGTTCCAACCTGTGAAGAGCTAGGACATCGAAATGACCTCGAAGGCTATTTCATTGGGTGACACGCTCACCAATCGAGACGGCACCCTCTGCCGAGGTACTCAGCTCACCTTCAAGGCTCCTTATTGGATCTATGAGGATGGCGTCGCCGTGAAGAACTACGGCGATGACAAGGAGGCAGCATTCGCTCACTTTGACCGTCGCGTGAAAGATCGCTGGGGTGACCAGTGCCGATACGCGTGCTGCTAACAGGATGGAGAAGGTATGGAACAACTAAAAATCCGCATCACCGGCACTTCGCCATTGATGATGCATGCTGACACGCTGGCCAATCCTTTGAATCCAGCTACCAAGCTGCACAAAGAACTGACGGGGAAGCGAAAGAAAACTGAGGATGACCATCTAGCTATCGCGAAGAGCGAGTTCATCAGTGGCTGTTACTGGAGTCCTGACGCAGGCTTCTACGTCCCCGGTGCGAACCTCAATGCGACATTTCTCGGAGGCGCAAAGCTGCAGAAGTTGGGCGTTCATTGGAAGCGTGGCGCCTTGGTGCTGGAGAACCATGTGAAGCTCTTGCATGACGGGCCAGGAACTCCGGAGGCGCTGTGGGAAAGTCCCGGGAATGTGGATTGCAGAGGGGTGAAGGTAGGCAGTTCAAAGATCATGAGATATCGCCCTGTGTTCATGAGTTGGGCCGCTGAGCTGACCGTCGCGATCAATGTTGATGTGCTAGACATACAAGAAGCACGTAAGGCGATTGAAGATGGAGGCGCGCTCATCGGAACATGCGAGTACCGCCCGCGCTTTGGCCGCTTTGAGGTGCGCTATGTCTGAAGTCAAGATCAGTCCCTCTTGGAGGCAGGCAGTCCACGACTTCCTAGCTGAATTCAAGTACGGCGACATCGTCTCGCATAGCTGGTTGGTAGCTCGGTTCGGACTGCCTTTGCCAGATGAGCAGATGTCTGCAGTTGCATTCCAGGCAAGACAGTTCGAATGGCTGGCCAGCATCGAAGGGTTTAAAGCTGCACTGCTGCATGACCATCAAGTATTGCTGCAGTCGGTGCGAGGCGAAGGCTACCGCTGGTGCCCGCCCGCTGACCAAACGCACGCTACCTTGCGGGAATTTGAGCGTGATGCTGGAAGAGTATTCAGACAGGCTGGGTCCCGCCTAAAGAATGTTCGACATACAGAGCTGACCTACGACCAGCGTCGCGTCAACTTGGATGCTCAGGCAAAGCTTTCATTGCTACGGGGAACAGTCCGAAAACAGCTCCGCTAACGTAGCTGCAAGCCTATTGCAAAGTGGGCTTGCGGATGCGAAAGCATCGTTTCCCTCGGCGAGGTCTGGTGAGGCGCGCTCTGGCGAGCTGAGCTCAGGTATGACATGGTCAGGTAGGGTATGGGCTGTCAACAGCGGAAAGCACTTTTAGTAAAGAGTGTTTTTCGATGCGATCAGCATCACTTGGTGCGTCGAGCTATGGAATGGCAAGGCAAGGTGGGCCAAGGCTCGGTATGGGCCGAAAACGGCGGCAAGCGGCTTCACAAGAGGATGCTTGCCGAGGAGGTTGGCAAAAAATTGATCGAGCGTATACTGTATAAAAAAACAGTGTTTTGTGTGAAAATTAACACCGCTCACGCCAGATGTAACTCAAGATCTCAGGATTAGGGTAGGCTATGGATATCTTTGAACCAAGCAGCCTTCGCGGTCCAAGCGACAGGGCTAGTCGTTTTTATAGAGATGATCTGAGCATGAGCAGACTTCACATCCAGCGCGCGGTAGATAACATAAGCTCCCATACGACAACGGTTTTTACGCCAATCGTTGAGGTCGTAGTTAATGCCATTGAGGCGATAGAGGAAGCTAACGTTAGCGATGGGGTCATAAAAATATACCTTAAGCGGGAAGCTCAGAAAGAGCTGGATATAGAAGAAAATGAGTCCTCTGTCATTGACGTTTCAATTTCAGATAATGGCATAGGATTCAATCAAGTACATCGCGATTCATTCGACACTCTATATAGTGATCAGAAAGTAGAGCGTGGAGGTAAGGGCTTTGGCCGTCTAACCTGCTTAAGATATTTTTCAGATGTAAGCGTTGAAAGTACATACCAAGAAGACAATAGATTCATGACTCGTACTTTTGTTATGGGGAAGAGGCATGATTTTATTGAGCATGAAAATGTAATTGAAGCAGAAAAGTCGCAAACCGGAACCGTGGTATGCCTCAAAGGCGAAAAAGATAGAAGGTTGCCAAAAAAACTTCCGACAATCGCGAGAAATTTGGTGGGGCTACTTTTGCCTTACTTCACTACATCTGGCTATACGTGCCCCCGCATTGAATTGCTGGATTTAGACGGGGGAAGTCCTGTTGTACTAAATGACTATCTTGGAAGTGCTCAAGCTATTATTGAAGAAGTGCAATTGCCAGAGTCAACGTTCTCTATTGAAGGGAACTTTCAGACGTACGATTTTGTGGTCAGGGTTTTTCGCTTTTTTTCTCCTCAAAGTAAAATAAGCAAAATAAGTCTTGTGGCGCACAAGAGAGAAGTTACAGAGTCATCGCTGGCTAGTTATATTCCGGAATTTGCAGATGAATTTTACGATGCTGTTGATGGGGACTTGGCCAGAGGTAGGAACTATATTCTAAAGGCCTATGTTTTTGGTCGGTATTTGGATGAAAATGTTCAATTAGAGCGTGGTTCATTTTCTTTTAAAAAGGAAAATGATATAGTATTTGGTATCTCGCAGACTGATATCGAAAAGCACGCAGCCGAACTCACAAAAGCTGCAGTGGCAGATCAAGTCAGCACTCGTCAAACCAGAAAAGCTGAGAATTTGCGTTACTATGTAGAGTCACAGGCTCCTTGGTACAAGCAAATCCTTTCCTCGGTGGATATTAAATCATTGCAGCATGCAGCAACAGATGCTGAAATGGACACCTTTCTTCATAAAGCAAAATTTCAAGAAGAGCGGAAAATTCGAAACGAGGTTGCTCAGGTATTAAGTTCAGACGCGTCAAGTGATTTGATTGATCGAGCGAGTGATTTGGCATCCAAAGTTTCAGATAGTAGTAAAGATGAGCTGGTTCACTACGTTGCCTTGAGAAAACAAGTTCTCAAGTTATTTGAGCGTAGCTTGGAGTTAACAATAGAAGGGAAGTACCCGTCTGAAGAAGCCGTTCATAAAGTTATTTTCCCCGTTAAAACGGATGATGACTCTGTAGCTTACAAATCCCATAATTTATGGATTTTAGATGAAAGACTTACTTTTTCATCTTACTTGGCCTCGGAGCTACCCTTGAATGGAGGAAATACACAAAGGCCAGATATTGTGGCTTATGGAAGGCCAGTGGCATTTAGGGCTGAAAACGAAGCTAGCAATCCAGTCACAATATTCGAATTTAAGAAGCCAGGCAGAGATGACTTTTGTAATGTATCTGCAGCTGAAGATCCTATAGAGCAGATTGTTCGATATGTGAATGCCATTCGACGCGGAGATTATAAAACTCCATCGGGGAGAGATATATCAGTTGCGCAAGGGACGCCATATTATGGGTATGTGGTGTGTGATTTCACCTCAAAGGTTAAGACTTGGTTGCATGAAGTGAAAAATTTCAAGCCAATGCCTGATGGTCAAGGATTTTTTGGCTGGCGTGAGAATATTAATTTGTATATTGAAGTAATAAGCTGGGACAAATTATTGAAGGATGCAAATATGCGTAATCGCGTATTCTTTCATCAGTTGGGAATTGAGGGGGTATAACTAAATAGTGATGAAGATTCTGAAAACGAGGAGCGGCTTGAGTTGGTTGATAGCAGGGGTGTTGACGGCAACATGTGCGTTCAGTGCGCTTGCTCAGCAAAGTGTGACGTTCACATCACCCGACGACGCCTTCAAACTCAATAACACCGCAACTGGTACGGTCTCAAGGACCGGCCCGTTTCTCACAGTACGCCTTGATCAACATGTGATGTGGCATGGCGACAAGTACGTTGAGCCAACGGACGTTATTGGCTTCAAAGTTTCTGTGGCGGGACATAACGAGAAAGGGCGATGGGAGCCAGGTAGATCATCTGGGTTGGTTCCCAGTGCATACAGGATCCGACGCGGCGAGAGCAAGCAGTTGCCCCCTTCCACTTTTCTCATCCCCATCGATGGCCTCAGTTCGCTTAGCGATAAGTGGCTTGTCCTAACCATGGTGATCAAGCATGGCGCAGGCGAGGGTTTCACGTATGCGCACTCTGACAAGCTCAAGGTCGAAATGCTTCGCTAACCTTTGCTAACATGCACTCTTCATTCTGGAGGGCACATGGCAGATGTAAAGATACACGCTGGCGATTTTCCGACGGGTAGCGCAAAGCTCATGTTTTCAACGCTAACTTTCCCGTGGACGCCCGGCGACGGATTTCTTGGTAAGTCGATTCAACTGACAGAGTTAGCGGAGGTCGCGATGGCAAGCGAAGAGTCGGTGAAAAAGATAGGCGGCACTGTCGGTTGGGGTGTTGTGGGTGCGGCAGTGTTAGGCCCCGTGGGGCTGCTTGCTGGACTCCTTGCTGGGGGACGAGGTAAAGAGGTCACGTTTGTGGCCAAAACTCACGATGGGAAGAAATTTCTTGCGACCACAGACGCTAAAACCTTCACAAAACTGCAAGCCGCCGTTTTTTGAAACTGCCCACATGATGTTTTGAAGCAGCCATATCAGATGCTTCGCAGTTAAGACTTCTCGGTCAAACGGGAGGTCTTTTTTTATGAGCCCATGCTTTGCGTGGGCTTTTCTATTTGAGGCCCCAGCATGGAAGAAGTCACAGCAATTGGCGTGAAGATGGCGACGGACGACATCGAGCGCGGCATCAAAAAACTCGATGAGTTGTCCAAACAAGGGCCCAAGGTCGAGGAATCGATGGCGGGGATCTCTGCCGAGAGCAAGAGGGTCGCAAAGTCCCTGTCGGATATGGGATCAGGTGCGGGTGCAAGCGGCGGTTTGAGGAAGGCTGGAGAGGCTGCGAAGCAGACCGCCGAAAGCTTGAAGCAGGCCAGCAATGCCACGCGTGAAGCCGTTACAGATAGCGCGAGCCTCGCTAGAGCAATGAATGGTCTCACGGTTGCCGAAGAGAGTTTTCTCAAATCGCTACGCGATCAAGCGGCAGCAACGAAACTCACCCGGGGTGATTTTGCTGCCTACCAGGCAGCCCAGCAAGGCATGGGCATAGGCGCGCAGGAGACGGCTCGGGCCATTGGCAATCGCATTGACGCATTGAAGGCGGAGCAAAAGGAGCTAGCTCAAGCCTCCCGTGAGGCCGATAAGTACGCCAAGGACATGCTGCGCGCCTCGGCGTCCAACAGTGCAGCTGAGAAGTCGTTTCGAGCGCTGAACACTGCGGCGAACGCTGTTAGCGCAGCTCTGTCCATCATTGGAGTTGGCTTCGGCGCACGCGAGATCGTCACGCAGATCGATGGCTACACAAAATTCACTGCGCAACTGAAGCTGGCAACTAAGGGCGCGTCGGACTATTCCGCCGCCATGGCCTCTGTTCAGCGCATCTCTACCGATGCTCAACAAGGAATTGGTGAGCTGGGGACGCTGTATGCACGCATTGCGAATGGTACGGCGTCTCTGAATCTGAGCCAGCAGAAGCTGTCCGACATCACCGAGACGGTGGCGCTGTCCCTGAAGGTATCAGGTGCCACCGCCACTGAGGCATCGTCCGCAATGCTGCAGCTCTCGCAGGCGTTTGGGTCCGGTGTTCTGCGCGGAGAAGAGTTCAATTCGGTAAACGAGGCAGCTCCGCGTCTGATGAAAGCCTTGGCTGATGGCCTGGGCGTGCCCGTGGGCGCTCTGCGCAAAATGGCTGAGGCTGGGCAACTTACCTCTGCAGTCTTGGCTGAGTCGCTTCCAAAGGCGCTGGGCAAGCTGCGAGAAGAAGCAGAGTCTGTTCAGACCATCTCCGGCGCCTTCACCGTGCTGAAGAACAACATCATGCTGATGGTAGGCGCCCAAGCAAATGCAAGCGGCGCCACTAAGAGCTTCGCCAGTGGCGTCAACCTGCTGGCCAACAACCTGGATGTTCTCGCCACCGTGGGCGGTGCAGTTGCGCTTGTTCTCGGGGCACGGTTCACTGCATCCATTGCATCGACAGGCATCGCCTTCGCGGCCTCAACTGTGCAAGCGGCACGCTATCAGTTGGCCCTGGCCAGTATGGCTGGCGTGAGCACTACAGCAGCGACCGGCCTTGTCGCTATGGGTGGTGCAGCACGCGGCGCGTCGGCAGCAATGGCATTTCTGGGCGGACCTCTGGGATTGATCTTGACCGTCGCAGGCGCAGCCACTGCTGCTTTCTACACGTTTCGGGATAGCTCTGATAGCTTGATCAAGAGCATTGGTGGACTGAATCAGCCGCTCGATGAGTTGAAGAAGAAGCTTGATGGGTTGTCTGAGGAAAAGAAAATCTCGATCCGCATTGAGGTCCAGGATCAGCAGCAAGTAGCTATAAAAAGCGCACAGAAGGAGATGGACAACCTGCTCCATGCGGTGGCGGGAGTTGCTAGCATCCGAATGCCGTCTGATCAGTTTGATGCCTTGGTGCGCGACCTGCAAGAAGCTGGAAAAGCGGGGGGGAACCTCGCCCCTATTCTTCAAAGCGCGGCCACATCCGCACAGATCCCCCCTCACATTTTGAAGGGGTGGCTGGACATTGTTGCTCGCATGCGTGAATTCCAAGTGGTTGCACAGAATGCCGCGTCCTTGGGCCAGGCTGCTGCGAGCAGCACAGGAATTCCACTCCTTGCTGCTGAGAACAACTTGTTCCTGCAGCGCGCCAAAGCATCACTAGAGGCGTCGAAGGGCTACAAATCCCAGGCTGAGCGGATGGCCGAGGTCCGGGACGTGGCCAAGAAGCTCTCTGGTGATTTGAAGACGCTGCAGGGCGCCCAACTGGGCAACTCCAAGGAGGCAAAGGATCTGGAGGAGCGCATCAAGGGTGTCAATGAGCAGCTGGAATCCATGTCCAAGAAAGGCCGCGATACCTCTGGCGCAGCAGCGGTCAAGAAGGAGCAATCGGAATACGAGAAGCTAATTAGCTCTATTCAGCTGAAAATCGCCGAGAACGCGGAGGAGTTGAAATACGGGCACAAGCTGACCGAGGCAGAAAAGCTGCGTTTTCTGATTTCTGAGCAGGGAACCAAGAAGCTGACTGAGGGGCATAAGGCGCGAGCAGAGGCGCGCCTGAAAGAGCTAGAGGATGGCGAGAAACTGCTAAAGCAAAAGAAAGCCCAGGCCGAGGCAGAAGATGGGTATCGCAAGTTCCTGGATGGCATCTACAAGTCCGCTGAGGCTATTGGCAATATGACCGAGCAGCAGGATGCGGCAAACGCGTCCTTCGGCAAGTCGAAGGTCGCTATAGCGGAGATGGCAGCGGAACAAGCCAAGCTGGCATTTCTCAATGCCAAAGACATGGGCCCTTGGACACCCGAGCATATCGCTGCATTGAAGGCGCTGACTGATCAGCATGAGCAGTATGTGGAATCGCTGAGAAAAGGCGAGTACATAGCCGCCAACCGAAAGTACGACGATGGCATCCGCGCTGCTCGGGACGAGCTCCAAATCCAGCAGTACAGCATGTCGCTGCTGGGTGAGCAGGAGCTGAAGCGCAACAAGATGATCGCCGTGCGCAAGTCGGAGATCAAGTTGGCGCGAGAGCTGGCAGAAATCGAGAAGACCTACATGGGCCGGACCGACGAGACTTCGATCAAACAGCGCACTGACTTGGAGCGCAAGGCAAGAATCCAAGCTGAAGAAGAGCTGCAGGGTGAACTGGGGCAGATCCAGAACCAATATGTCAATGAGCAAGTGCAGAAGTACGACCAAATCTTCTCGCAGGGCTTCGCAGACATGCTCAACGGAAATGAAGGCAGCTGGAAGAGCTTCACCAAGAGCCTGACCACGACGTTCAAGACCCAAGTTGCGGACCAGATCTACCAGATGTTTGCGCGACCTATCGTTGTTCAGCTGGTTGGTTCGCTGCTCGGGATGACCGGCGGCGCTGGCGGCCTGTTGGGTAGCTTGCTTGGTGGTGGCTCAGGCGGCGGCGGTGGCGTTATGGGTCTGCTCAGCAATGGATCGAGCGCATACAGCCTTTACTCTGGCGAAGGGTTGCTGGGTCAAGGATCTCGCTACGTGGCCAACATGTTCGGCTTCGGTGGAGCTGCACCATGGCAGGCTGCCGGGGCTCAAGCCTCTGGCGCAGTGACCATGCCAGTGACCGGGGGCTTAGGTGGGGCGGCACCTGGAAGCACCAGCTTCATGGGTCTCAATGGCGGCTATGCCGCAGCTGGCGTCATGATGATCCCCCTGATAGCCGCCTACCTTGGCGGCATGTTCAAGGAGGAAAGGCAGGTTGGTGCTGGTATCACCGGCGAGCTGGGCGGCGACCTCTATGGCTACCAGCTGATGCGCGAAAGCGGCAGCCTTTTCGGCGGGCCGAAGTACCGTTACTTGGTGGCGGAGAAGGAGATCGAGAAGTCCAAGGCCGAGATCGAGCGCTTGAAGAAGGAGATTGCTGACAACCCCAATGACGCTCGCAACGGCTACCGTGAACGGCAGCTCCAGCAGCAGTACAGCCGCCTGGAGATGCTCTCGCAGTACGATGGCGCTATCGAGGCTTCCAAGGGCCCCATCAAGATCCTGCAGGATGCTTTTACGGCCATGCGTGAGGACACAGCAGCCCGGGCGGATAGCTTGAAGCTGGATGGTGACTCAATCCGCGCCATGAAAGTGACGTTGGGCCTGGATGAGATCCACCCGGACACGGGCGGCAAAGGGCTGGAGCTGACTGGACTGAGCCAAGAAGAGGCAGCAGCGAAGATCCAGGCTGCGTTGGCGCAAGCCAATGAGGAAATGGCTCGCTCTGTACTGGGAACCTGGCAGGAGCAGACCCGCGAAGTGACCCGCATGGTGTGGGACAACGTGGAATTGCCCTCTGATGGAGACACCCAGCAGTATGGCCGTGTGGGCCGCGAGGTCACTGAAACGGTGACTGAGCAGGTGTTCGTGATGAGTGAGTACGTGCGGGCAGGTGAAACTGCGGTACAGGCTCTCACTCGCCTGTCCGATTCGCTGTACAGCGTGAACACTGTCTTTGACATGCTGGGCGTAACGCTGATGGATGCCTCGCTGGCAGGCGCAGATATGGCCTCGGAAATCATCGACGCCTTCGGGGGGGCGGATAAGTTCTCGGCTGCGACAAGCAGCTACTACGACAAGTTCTACACCGACCAAGAGAAGGTAAAGAACCAGACGCGCTTGCTCAATGAGCAGCTCAAAAAGCTGGGGATCGAGACCATGCCCGCCAGCCGTGAGGCACTGCGGGAATACATCAACGGCATTGACCTGTCGAGCGAGGAGGGGCGCAAGCTCTACGCCAGCTTGCTGGGTCTTGTGGATGTGTTCGACCTCATCTACACCTCTGCCGAGAACATCGCCAGCCTCAAGCAGGACTTGAATGTGCAGCTGCTGCGCGCCCAAGGCAATGACGCGGAAGCGTTGCGCCTGGAGCGTGAAAAGCAGATCAAAGAGCTGGAGAAGTACAACGATCCAGAACTTGTGCGCATGCAGCGCGACGTTTGGGCGGCCGAGGACAAGACCAAGACGGATGAAGAAGCCAAGCGGGCTGCGGAAACTGCCAAAGACCTGGCGATGAAGAACCTGGAAGCCGCTGTCTCCCGTGAAAAGGAGTACTGGAACCAGTTCTCTGCTGACGCCAAGGACTCGCTGACCAAGGCTTCGAGCTACTTCGACCTGGTGACCAATGCGGCTAAATCGCTGCGGGATTCGGTCGAGGACAGTGCAAGCTGGACGGCTGCGGCTGGCATGGTGTACATCGAGCAGGCCCTGGACCGCGCCCGCAAGGGTGGGGGACTGTCGGACCTTGACGCCACCAAGTCGGCCATTGAAGCGGCTACCGGTGGTCTGGTCATGGACAACTACGCCACCCAGGCGGAGCTGGACTATGACAAGAAGGTGCTTGCGGGTCAGCTGGACGAGTTGGGCGGGTATGCGGAGCTGGCAAAGTCGGATGCCCAAAAGCAAATCGACTTGGCCAACGCGCAGATCAAGCGCCTGGACGACACGCTCACGTTCTGGAAGGAATACGGCGAGACGCAGGTAGATGCAACGCTCAGCGTTACCGACGCTGTCAACGCACTCTACAAGCTGCTGGACCCCAAGGAACAGGAGCGCATCCGCAAGGAAGAAGCGGCCAAGGCTGGTATTGGTGGTGGTTCTGCTCCCGGCTACACCCCCACGGGTGGTGGCAGTCTGGGCGGCACAGTCGCTGGATCGAACCGGGTCACGGTGGTTGGGCTCACGGCAGACGGTCGGGCCATCTTCAGCAATGGAGAGGTTGGCAAGTACGCAGCAGGTGAGTACGCCTACAACAGCACCGGGTCGATGGTCAGCAATGGCTATTCACTGGCTGAGTTCGAGCGCTTCAAGACCAGCGGGGAGTTTGAGTGGGACCCCGAGAAGAACCAGTGGCGTAAGCGGGCATCGTTTGCCATCGGCACGAACTACGTGCCGCGTGACATGACCGCGAACATCCACCAGGGCGAACGAATCATCCCTGCGGCTGACAACCGGGCGCTGATGGCTGCATTGAACACCCAGGGGGGTGGCAATGCTGAGTTGGTGCAGGAGGTCAAGGCTTTGCGCGCCGAGCTTCAAGCCATCAACCACAACACGGGTGATATCGCCATCTCCAACCGGCGCCTGGACGCGAACATCGAACAGGTGTCGGAAGGCGGCAACGGCCTGCGCACGGTCGCCATGAACTAAAGGGTTCCTTATGTACGTGTTAGTCCCCAAGCAGATTGGGGACAGCTCGATGCTGGCCGGGTCCATTCCCGCTGTCGATACGGCAGCCGGGGAGGTGGCCTGGACGGCAGGCGTAGCTGTCGCCGTCGGCAATGAACGGGTATACGGCCAACGCGTCTATCGATGCGCGGTCGTGCCGCCCAATCTCACCCTTCCACCAGACCAGGACACCAACAGTTGGCAGGATATCCGGCCCTCCAACCGGTGGGCACCCTTTGACTCCTATGTCCAGACGACCCAGGTCAACCGCAAGGGATCGCTGACCTATGTCCTAAAGGTGCCGTTCATCACCGGTTTGGCACTGCATGGTTTGACGGGCAAGCGCCTGCAGATCACGGTGACCGACGGCGTGGGCGGGCCAAACCTGATCACTCCGGTCGATACCGGGTTGAACCTACCTCGGGTGGGCTGGTGGAACTACTTCTTCGGAGAGCGGACGGCCATCAAGTCGTTCCGTATCGAGAGCATCCCCAGCAAGTCGTCCACCGTCATCACAGTGACCGTGACGGCTGACCCGACCCAACCGGTGGGGATTGGCTGGATGTCGATTGGCACCTGGACGGCTTTCGGCATGACCAGCGTGGGGATGCCCTCGGGCACCCAGTACGGGGCCAATGCCGAGATCCAGAACTACAGCTACCGCAAGGACTTCGATGACGGCACCTTCCGCGTTGTGCCTCGTGGTTCAGCGGTGAATCTTTCTTTGCCCGTAATCATCGATGCGGAAGACGCCAACCGGCTGTTCTCGCTCATTGAACGGCTCAAGGACACACCTGTCTCGGTCTACGCCAGCTCCATTGGCAAGTACCGCTATCTCGCAACGGTGGGCTTTATCAGCATCGGATGGCAGCCGCACACCACGGTCAGCACATCCATAACAGTGAATGTAAAGGGGGTTGTCTAATGCCAATCGTCGCAGTACCACCAATCCGGGACCTTGGCACCGTCCCGAACAACAACATGGACGAGGCCACGTTCAACGTGACCGCAGAAAACTTCACGACGCAGATGGCGCCGTGGGGTGGTGATGTGAAAGCGGTGGCTGAGTCGGCCAAGACCAACGCAGAGTATTCCAACCAGCGTGCAAACGACTCCAACACCTCCGCAGAGACAGCAGCCGCTCGCCTTGTCGATGTGCAAACGGCAGCAAATGGCGCCTTTGCTGCAGCGAATTACAAAGGGGAGTGGTCCACGCTCACCGGAGCGCTGAACGTGCCTGCCACGGTGACCCACCTAGGCCGCCTGTGGTATCTCAAGCTGAACCTGGCTAACGTGACAACGCAGGCCCCGGCCTTGGGGTCTACCTACTGGGGTGAGGTGAGCCGAAACGACTTCACGGTTTACGCATGTCCTGCAGGTACGACCATCGCGGCGGATCGCGGCATGTACCGCATGAGTTCTGCCAGCTCGGTGCTGCAACTACCGGCCAGTCCGTTCCATGGAATGGTGGTCGCTGCAGTGAACGTGTCTGGCACCTTGACTCCATACATCCAGCGCAACGGAAAGACCATCTGCGGGGATGCCGAAGACTACGTGATGAACGTGCTGAACTGGCAGATCGCACTGCAGTTCGATTCTGCGTCGAATGACTGGGTGCGTATCAACGGGGTCACGGCATACACCGCCGCCCAGCCGGCCATCGCCTCAGCCAACACTTGGACCGCCTCCCAGAACTTCACTGGTGGGCTGAACATGAACGGATCTCCCGTAGTGGAGAGCGGCAGTAATGCCAACGGGACTTACACCCGGTGGGCGGACGGGACTCAGGAATGCACCAAAGTCCTAACAACGTCGGCGGGATCGACAACGGCAAAGGGGGCTCTCTTCGCTGGACCGGTCACTGTTGGCGGGGCGTTTCTGGTTCCCTTTATCGCAACGCCTTCTGTGGCAGCGAGCGGGACTGATAGCGCGGGTGGCGGCTGGGTGGCCATGGATATCTTCCCTGATGCGGGTAATTGGGGCTCTTACAGTACGCGCAACACCTCAGCTGTTGGCGCCGCTGGGACGATTTATTTGACGGCAAGAGGAAGGTGGAAATAAATGTCAAATGCAGCACAACAAGCGCAAGCGCCGCTGTCCCTTGCGGTAACAGGGGGCGTGTGTGACCTATCCAAGCGGACTTACTTCCATGCAACTGTAGCCGGGGCCACAGCGTTCACTTTTACCAACCGGCCTGCCGACTGCATGCTGTTTGAGCTGGAGGTGAATCTGAGCGCTGGCACCATGTCCTGGCCGGCAAACGTCCGCTGGGTTGGCGGCCTGGCCCCGCAGAATCTGCAGACGGGCAAGATTCATATGTTCCAGTTCCGTCGGCCGCAGTCCACGGGTGCGGACCAGTGGCTGGGCTCCTACCTCCCAAACTACTGATATGGCGTACCGACCACCACTCATCAAAGGCCCGGTGTACATCACCATTGCGGCCAGCGTCAGGAGCCCTGATATCCAGGCTCTTGCTATTTCTGCGGGCTGGGTTGGCTACGAGCCGCTGTACTGCACAGTGAATGTGGGTGTGGACGTGGCTACCCTCACCGTGGCAAACATCCCGGATTACCTGCTCACTGTTGTCAATCGTGGTCGCATTGGCGGCATCTACAACAGCGGAACAGGCCTGGTGGCCACCGCCAAGTTCAACCTGGACAACGCCGGCGGCATAGTCTTCGGCGGCGGTGGCGAAGGCGGCACTGGGCAAACGGTGACTATCTTCCGAGGCACAGGCTATTCAGGCACCGGCAACGGGGGCTCTGGCGGGATTGGAGCGGGGTTCAATACTGCGAACCCTCCCGTGATGCTGAATGCATCCTCGGGAAATTCTGGCACGTCGCAAACCGTTGGTGGCCCAGCTATCGGCGGTTCTACCCAAGGCGTTGCATATGGCGGCACTGGCGGTTCTGGGGGCTCGATTGGCGTGCAAGGTGCAACAGGTAGCGACGGTAGTACAAGTGGCTCCTTTGAATCGCAGTATCGGACCGGGCCTGGTTCTGGCTCACTCGCAGGTTACGCCATCGACGGCATTGCGAACGTCAACATTCTGGCCGCAGGTTCGATACTCGGCCGAACCCGATAAGGAGGGTGCATGTACTTCGACAAAGAAACCCGAGAGTTCGGGCTGAGCCCAGCAGACATCATCGGCCGGCACGCGCACAACATGTCGTTTCCCGTGCCATTTGAGGCGCCGGAGCGCTACGTGCTCATCACGCCAGCTGATCCGCCAGAGTTTGATGCGTCCACCCATAAAGCGTTGCCAGTCGAGCCATTGGAGACAGAGGACGGCTACCTGCAGCAATGGGAAGTTGTGCCGCTCAGCGACGAGGAGCTGGCCCAGCTGGAGGGCGAGCGCTTGGCAGCCGAGCAGGCCGCCCGGGATGCTGCGCGCGTCACGGTAACTAAGCGCCAGGCCTTGCTTGCGCTGTTCGACATGAAGGGCATCAAGAACGAGGACATTGAGGCGCAGATCAACCTGATCCCCGATGAGTTCGACCGCTACCGGGCCTTGGTGGACTGGCAGGGCTCGGCGGCTATCGAGTCGGACAGCCCCACGGTGCTCAAGCTGGCAGCCAGCCTGAACCTGACTGAGGCTGATCTCTTTGAGCTGTTTGGCTACGCTGAGACCTTGTAACCCTCCGCCAACAACACACAACACAACCCGCTTCGGCGGGTTTTCTTATTTCTGAGGGAGTCTCTCGATGCAGAGCACAGACATCAGCATGCCGATCGCAAAGGCAACCAGTGCGGTGACGTTGGCCACGGCCGCGCAAGCCGATGTGGCAGATAAGATCGCCCAAGCGGCCACGGTTAATTCCAGCTTTGAGACTTGGTTCTGGGTGAACTCCATCCCGTGGGGAACCATCGCTTCTATCGTGGCGGCGCTCTACACGGTGCTGCTCATCTGTGAGTGGTTCTGGAAGAAGCTGTGGCGGCCGGCGTTTGAGCGCTGGGGCTGGATCAAGCCACGGCTGGGCCCGCGCATCATCACGCTGGACGAGTACCGTCAGATGACCGAAACGCAGAGGGCGGACCTGTCATGAGCAACAAACAACGGGTCGCAGTGGCGGCCCTTACTGTTTCAGCTGCGGCGATCCTGAGCTTGTTCGGCGCGGAGGGCTTCCGCTCTGCGCCCTACATCCCCACGCAGGGTGATGTGCCGACCATCGGCTATGGATCCACAGTCTACCAAGACGGCACCCGCGTGACTCTGGCAGACCCGCCCATCAGCAAGGAAAGGGCCCTGCAGATCGTGCGCGACCACAAGAGCAAGGACGAAGCCATGTTCCGGGCCAGCCTGCCAGGGGTGAAACTCACCCAGGGCGAATATGACCTGTACATGGACTTCACCTACCAGTTTGGCATCACCAACTGGCGGGCCAGCTCCATGCGCCGGCACCTGCTCAATGGTGAATACCTGCAGGCCTGCAACGCGCTGCCAGCCTGGCGGAAGCAAGCGGGCCGGGATTGCTCGCTGCCTCAGAACTGGGGGCCCAAGGGCTGCAAGGGTGTGTGGACCCGGCAGCTTGAAAGGCAAGCCAAATGCTTAGCAGAACAGGGGTAAACATGGTCTACACACATGCTGCTGCGCTCTTGCTTGGGATGGCCCTGGCCGCCATTGGCACCTGGAATGTGCAGGCCTGGCGTCTGGGGGCGCAGATTGAATCAATCCGTGCCGAGCACGCCAAAGACGAATCCACCAGATCGAATGCGGCGCTGGTGGAAAACACCAAAACCGCGATCAAGGAAAGCAAGCATGCCCAAGAGACGATCTACAACGCCGACCGCTTGGCGAACCTCAAGACTGGCATTGATGTGGATGTGCGCGCTGAGCTTGCCCGTGCTGAGCGCCTGCACCGTGACACCGACAGCCGAGCCGCCACTTATCGCGCGCAAGCCCAAGCCGACGCCGCTGCCCGCAGCGATCTTGCAGATAAAGCCGCAGCCCTCGACCGCCAGCTTGCACAAGGCCTCGGAGTGGTCGCAAGCCTCGGAGGCGACCTTAGGCGGCGAGACGCCGAAGTAGCCGCACTGTGCGACCAGGTGAACATCGAGCGCCGGCTGAGCGGTGACGACAGCGATCAGGCCTGCAGCCACAAATAGAAAAAGCCTTCCCGGCGCCACTACGGCACTGGGGAGGCTCTTTTTTCGTTTGTGCAGTGCTACCTACGGTTGCGGCTTGGCAGCGCCTGCAGCACAGCTTTGTTAACTTCTTGGGGGGTTAGGCTGGCCAAGGCATACACCGAGTGAGACGGCTCATCACCTTTGGGCGCAGCCAGCTTGTAGCGGCGATAGAGCACATACTCGCCAGCCTCAGCGTCAAACGCTTTCACCGTGTCCAGGTCTGCTACTCGCATGCTTTTGCCTGCGTGAGGGCCGCCAACAAAGGTGGCGTTGGTCAAGTTTGCATCGGCGTCTAAGGTCAGGTCGCCAACCTCAGCGCCTATGTCGCGCATCTTGGCGGCCACCTTGGCCAACTCATTCGGCGACAGAGCCAACCTCGCCGCCATGAAAAAGCACATGTGCAGGCCCAGGCTGCGCGGGTCAGCGCCGCCCGTGTACTTGCGCCACTGCTGGCCACCGGCCACACTGGCCAGCTCGGCCATCTGCTCGCCGGTCATCCCCAGCTGCTCTTTTAGCTTAGCCAAGTCATTTGTGGAGGGCGGGGTGTAGTCGATCATGAGCAACTTTCAGTGCTGAAATAGCAAAGGCCCTTGCGGGCCTTGGTTTAGGAGAGGAGGAGCTTTGCAATTGCTGCCCCGGCTCCCAGGGCTGTGGCGATTGCGATGGCTGGATACCAAGCTCTTTCGCGGATCATCTTGGCTGCTTCCGCATTCAGCTTCATCGTCTCTGCCATCAGCTTACCAATCTCGGCTTCGGTCTTGAGTACGTCCACTGTCTTTTCCATTTTGGTTCTTCCTTTCGGGTTGCCGGGCTGCGCGGTATGCGCTACCCATGTGCATTAATATAGCCCCTTTGGTGCTAATTGACAAGCACTTTCGGAAAATCTCTATACTGTTCTTTTATCCAGTGTAGAGGATGACCCCATGCAGATTGATCAGATTGCCATCGCGGTGCTGGGTGCAGCTGCCGCCTGGCTGTCGCAGGCCCGCTCTGAGAGCTTCAGGCGCTGGGCGTGTATCTTCGGAATGCTGGGCCAGCCGTTCTGGTTTTACGCCTCTTGGAAGGCCGAGCAATGGGGAATCTTTGCCGTCAGCGTGCTGTATGCGCTGGCCTGGATGAAGGGGCTGTGGATCCATTGGATTCGGCCTGCGGCCGGCACAGAGTCTGGCACGAGCCGCTAATTAATAGTCGTGATGGGAAGCCTCCAATGCATTTCGCTGGGGGGCAGTCAGGTGTAATCACCATGCATGCCTCTATAATTGACTGAAATGACGCAAAAGTAAAATTACAAATGAAAAATTCATCAAAGATAGATTTCGCGAATACATTGCGAGGTTTTGCAGCTTTGGCCGTCATCATCTCCCATTATTTTGGAGTTTTTTGGAGTAGTAGAGACGCGGTGGCAGATCTTACTAACTCGGCGATTTTGCCTTTGGAAGCTTACCCCGTGCCTGAATTTTTTAAATGGGTTCATCCCATCATTATTTTCAACTGGGGTGCATTCGGAGTTGCGCTGTTTTTTCTAATTAGTGGATTTGTAATTCCTTTCTCGCTGAAAAAATCTACTTGGTATGGTTTCGTGGGAGGGAGGATTTTCAGAATTCTCCCAACTTACTTTGTTGGCTTCACGGTTACCCTTACTGCCATATTCTTTTCATCTTGGTATTTTGGAAGAGAGTGGCCATTCCAGCTAAATGAGATAATTATTCATTACATTCCAGGCGTGCGCGATATTTTTTGGTCTCGATCCATAGATGGGATAATATGGACGCTTGAGATTGAAATGAAATTTTATTTCGTTTGCTTACTACTTATAGCTTTATTTAAGAGAAATTCTTGGTTGGTTTTTTTGGCGCCGTTAATACTTTTTGGTTTATCGATTGTGATAAATAATAGCCTTTTGGTTTGGAGTAGTAGTAATCCTCGCGCGTGGCAGTTGGGTATGAGCTACATGATGGCATCTCAATATTGTATATTCATGTTTGTCGGTGTTGTATTTAATTATCAGTTCTCAGGATTAATTGACTCCAATAAGGCCTTTTTGATCATTTCTGTAATTTTTTGTTTGTTTTGCATACATTGGTATATTGGTCCGTATAAAGATGGATTTGTTATTGCTTGGAGCTATGCATTTGCTTTGATAGCTTTTATTTTCGCATATAGCTTCCAAAGCTTTTTTAAATCAAATGCCTTTTTTGATTTTTTTGCAAATATTAGCTATCCGTTATATGTTGTGCATGGGGTTGCTGGATATGTGAGTTTGCGAATTTTGATTGATAAAGGGTTTGGTAATATTTATGCTCTTGTTATAGTTACGTTATCAATTATTTTTATTTCTTGGTTAATGCATCGATATATAGAGTTACCATCCCAACAGCTCAGTAAAAAAATCTCTAGACTGAAATTAAATTCTCTGAGGCTCGGCCGTGTTGACGAGAGTAAGCAGGAGAGTCCATCTCATCTACATCTCTAAAATTTACTCTGGGTGTTTCTCACACGAGACTCTTGCAGAGAATTAATTGCCTTAGTTGAGAGTCCCCAGGGTACTTTTCAGGGAACTAGATGGGGATTCGGGTCGCTTGCTGTCGCGTGCTCCAGAGTGCGGAAGCGACAGGATAAGACTCGGTTCCCCTGGATTTATGGTTCGAGTCCAATCGCGCCTACCAAATTTTCCCGTTCAATTTACTCCTCGATAAGATTTCTATGAAGTCGGCATGAGATGACAGAGGAACTGGGATAGAACTTGTATCTTTGGGCCAGGAGGCCCTAATGTGCAATCGATACCACAGCCCAGACGAAGGCTACATCCAGCAGTACTGGCGGCTGAACCCCAGGCAGCTGGGCCTGGGTGCCCGCGATGTGTTCCCGCGATCACCTGGGGGATTCATCCGGCGCGCCGTGGACGACCCGGGCTACAGCAAAGAGCTTGCCGTGGGGAGATGGGGCCTGATCCCTTGGTTCAGCAAGACGCCTGACATCAAGTACAGCACCAACAATGCCCGCGCCGAAGAGGTAGCGGACAAGGCCAGCTTCAAAGACCCGTGGAAGCGCGGCCAGCGTTGCATCATCCCAGCCACAACCTTTGACGAGCCGAACTGGGAGAGTGGGAAGAACGTTTGGTGGAGATTTGCCAGAGCCAACGGCGACCCGTGGGGCCTGGCGGGGCTGTGGAATACCTGGAAGGACCCGGCAACCGGCGAGCTGATCGAGAGTTACACAATGCTCACGCTCAACGCCGATGAGCACCCGCTGATGAACCGCATGCACAAGCCAGACCCGAAGCTCGCTGCTGACAAGCAGGACAAGCGAAGCGTGATCCCGATTGAGTTGGCCGATGTGGATCAGTGGCTGGAAGGCTCGATCAAGGACGCGCAGGCGCTGCTGAGGCTGGCACCGGTCGAAGTGTTCGCGGCCGGGCCAGCCTAA